CTTAATGCTTGCTGATGATAGCAGTTCGCTAAGGACTCGACCTTGACCTTTCGAGTAGTACACGATTGTAACTTGCTCCCCTCTGGACAGGCACGATATTGTAGTCTCAATAACAGCGATAATTTTGTGATTGAATGGACTAGGCATGAGCATACCGGTTGCCTCGTACTCGGTAGCGTGCTTACCCTCGTCAGGTGATGAGCATACACCTCGCAAGTACTGCATCTGCTTCATGACCATTTGCGTGCCTGCGGCATCAATATTGTCGAAGTTCAGCCAATGCTTGTACATCGTATGTTGCTCAAGCGACATCTCCACTCGTACATCATGAATGATACACTTAACCATATCTGGATTGCACTGCCTCTTGGTTACAAAACCAAGGAAAGTACCAGTCTGCTTGAGTAAGGATTGGGGCTCAGACAGTATAGGCGACTCCTTAGTCGTACTGATTTGATTCTTGCTAGTCCTGTTGATCTCACGCTGTGTATGGTCAACCTCCTTAGATAGGAAGCGATCCCTGAACTTACCCATTTGTTGTCTCGTGTATGGCCAGCGAGGGTTTGATCTATTGCCTCTCCACCAATCGTCTACACATAACCAACCAGCTAGGGTGAATATGTCGTAGGCATAATTATGGATCGGAGTAGCAGTAAGGCAGAACCGATAAGGTGCCTGCATCATGGTTACTGCCTGCGTGATCTGCGAGTTAGGGTTCTTGATGAGATGCGCCTCGTCTATAACGATCATATCCCATATGTTACCTAGCTTGGTTGCGAGGCATGGCATAGCGATACACTTGAAGCCACCCTTCGGGCGCACAAGGTTACCTTGTTTCTTTACCTTTACATTACCATCCTCGTCATGGGTGATCTCAGGTTTGAACTCGGTGATTACTTTGCCGTCAGATATTTGACCAATGTTCTGAGAGTAATACTGATCCCCGATTTCCCACTTCGGCAGTCCGCAACGCTTACGCATCTTAGCTTCCATTGTGCTTTTTGTCCACGCATCGGGTTCAACCTCTAGGGCATCCTTCTTGAACATCACATAGTCCCATGAGATGAATACACCAAAGGGCAGTTCACCTCCGTTTGCATCTGCCAGCTGACGGAAGTCCTCCTCTGATGACATTGTGTACACAGGAGTATCGGGCGAGAACTTATTGAACTCTCGTTGCCATTGAGCGAGGTCAAGTGACCCGCCATCGTCAACGGTGCCCTTGGGAGCAATAAGCAATGTACGACCAGGTGCCTTACAGTTAATAAGACCAATAGCCATACCCGACTTACCTGCTCCCGTCTCCGCTGCAATAAGTCCTGTATCTGCACAAGCCATAGAAGCAATGAACTCACGCTGAACAGGGTACCACCTAACATCATCGGTGAACTCTTGCATGAACTCCAAGGTCTCAAGGTTACCTTGATACTTTTCTGGATACTTCTGCGTAATGTTATTTACTGCGGGCTTCTCAAATATCTCCCATAGTAAGTTCTCATCAACCTCAGGAGCGCCCCTTGGTTTGTCGACATTAACATACTGCCGGAAGATAATCTCAACTGAGTTGTTCCAAGTACGCTCAAACTTATCACCATCGAACTGCTCTCCAGACTGATGCTCTGACTTGCACCTGTACCACGAGTAGTCGTGACGAACTAACTCACCATCAATGAATTTAGTGTCAGGCTTCCAGTCGGTTGTTATATTGAGTACTAGGTTAGTATCTGTACCCTCAAGCGTGATGTCGTGCATCACCTTGGTCATTTCTTTCTTTAGTGAACTATAATGAACCTTTGGTCTAGTGAACGCATCCGAGTAACCATTGGCACGTAACTCAACTGAGTACTCTTTACCCTCTGCAATAACAAAAGGACGAACAGTGCCTCCGCTGGATAGGGCATACCTCTTGGTCTCCTTACACTTTAGTGACCCAAACTCATCCACATAAGCAATGAGCGAGTAGTCGGTTGGCGGTAGGATAGGGGGAGCAATCTTCTCGGAGTCTTGCAACGCCTTGAGGATAACCTCCGCACATTCTTGATCCTTTGTTACTTTAGGATGTGAGTACAAAGCAACTAGCTTGTCCCTGTCCTCCATTGTTATGGTTAGCTCTAGTGGAGTCTTACCCGCAATAGACTCAAGACACTCAATAACTGAGCCTCTTGGCACTTTAACGCTAAGGTCATGCTCCTTGATTAGATCCTTCAGCTCCTTCCATCCTCGATGACCTGTGTCATCAAATGGTGCGAACTCGGTATCAATACCGATGGATCCGTCGTTCTTTATGTACATGTCATGTATATTGATCATGCACCCTCCTTTCTATTTACTTGGATACCATTGCTTGTAAACTTTGTGAGATCGAAGAATACCCCTCGGTATCCGATCTCATGCTTACGCAATAAGTCCCAAACGATTTGTTGTACGTATGTAGCGACCACCCTGTTGACCGCCAAGTCTTGTTTATAATATGGGTCGAGGCATCCCTCGCCCTTCGGTTCCTTACCCTTCGTGAGACCAGGGTGTTCACGATATGGGTTTGGTAGGTCACCCTTTTCCTGACCTAGTATTACCTGCCCCGAAGCTCGGGCATTACCACACTCAATGATGTATGTCTTTTTGGTCTTAGGGGCTCCTTTGATGAGGCGTCTTGACGCTTTGGTGTCAACGCATGATATAAGAATATCAGCACTAACTCCAACACCGTTAGCTAGGTGGTTGTGGGCGCGCCAATTCAACCCGTAGTACATATTGATCCTTTCAATTAGCACTTGAGCCTTTGGCCTACCTACATCCTGTTGGTAGAATGCTTGCCTACCAACATTACTAAAAGCGACAGCATCGCCATCGTATGCCTGGACTGTTAGACCAGGATGACCAAGTGTTGTGATAGCAGTATGCACATCGACCAACTGATTGACCACATGGGAACCCGTACCTCCACAGCCTATGACTGAGATATGAACAGAGCTAGGGAATCTATTTACTTTGTGCATATCGACCCCACAGTTCCATTTGGCTTCCACTCCTTTAGGTTAGGTAGCTTGTTATAGGTTGATTTATAGAAGGCATCCTCCCATTGAGGGATCGTGCTTACCCCCACTCCTTCAGGTTTACGAGTTTGACAGAAGGCTGCTCTTGTTTGGTGAACATCCATTTTGCCGAATATACTGTATGTCTCGGTTTCAGGGGTTGGTCTTCTATTGTTTTTAAGACAACCAACATAAAGCATTCCGCACAGCACATGAAAGACCATGGCTGGATAGTAGAATTCTTTACGCGTTGATTTCTTTACATTGATCTTCCTTCGCTTTGCGGGCACCCACCAGGAGAAATTTATCTCGCTGTTGTATGTCAGCATGCGGTCGGGAAGGAACTCAGTGTTCTTTGATGTTGAGTTAGCAATAGCCACCATCTCATCATGGTCGATAGGCTTAGGTGAGTGCCACCCTTGCTCATCACACCACTTCATCATCAAGGCGACATCTTGACTGCCTACCTTAAAGAACATCAAAGCACTTGTTACACTGCCCTCAAAAGATACAGTTGAATCCACATTCTTCTTCATCGTGCGATAAGTAATCAATTAATTTTGCGTATGGTTTCGCCAGCTCTACGATTGTCCTTACATCATCAAGGTCATGGTAGATTGGTGATCCCATGTGAGTTGCTCCTGTCTGCAGTGTGCTTTCTGCATATGAGTCCATTATTGCGAACACAGGGTTAGTCCCATGCTCTATTGTGAACGATGGGTTCTTTCTGCACTGACCATTATACCAATGAACATTATCCCACCACGACAGCACGATCGCAGGGATTTGGGCACATTCATTGTCCGGGTACTCCGAGTTGGCACCTAGCCATAGCTCGTGCATCCTTGGGTCTGCACTAGCTTCCTCCACATCAGTACATAGCTTGCGTAGCTTTTTGGGTAGTCTACTCTTGCAGGCGGGGAACTTCCTGTCCCAATCTTGGGTTGGTTTTTCCCATAGCCACTCTGATGTACACTTATGGAAATCAAGGTTAAACATGTGCTTGGCATGGTCATACAAGAATCTTGGATCCCATATAGGTATGGGGCAGTCATCTAGTAGTTGAAGCAAGTACCAACCTGCACCGCATCTACGCTCCAGTAGATCCACCCTTGCACCAATAGCATAAGAGGTGAACTTACTGTGAGAGTCTATGTAGCAACCCCCGTCCATAATGCCAGCAATCAGATTGAAGCCAGATTCTGAGAACAGAGTGGATAGCTCTTCATCAGCCTCCGTTTCCTTGGCTACAGCCATGTACGAAAGTCCATTCAATATAATTGTTGGACATGTCGCTGGTGGGGCTAGAGCCGAGGAGGTAGCAAATGAGAAGGAAGCCTCCCTCCTTTGACATTTTCGAGCCTGTGTTTCAGGGCCGAGCAATATTTCAACCATAGTAGCTCCTTAGCCTTTGGTACCGTAACTCGCTTCAAACCTGATGACGATTTTTTCATCTTCAATTTTTTCTGTGAATTTCGCATTGGTTAGTTCCGGATAGGTTTTAGCAAGCAAGCCTCTGACCTCCTCCACGGATAATGAAGGTGCTGGGTCAGGTAGTGGCTCCTTACCAGATAGTACGAACACTCTTGGAAGTACCTTACTCATAGCTCGATTACCTCCTCCTCCTCAGTAGGTGTTGGGTCTTTCTCCTTTGCCTTGGCACTACGATCAGACTGAAACAAGGGCAGGTCGGCAGTTGCTTGCTCTGCTTTCGCACGGGCTTGCTCCTTTGCCTCCTGTGCCTTTGTCTTCTTCTTGACCGCAGTAGTCTTCTTAGCAGGAGTCCTTTTGGCAGGTGTCTTCTTTTTGGTTGCCTGTATCTTATCGTACTCCTCCTTGATTGAGTTTGAGATAGGCACACGCTCCTCAACCACAGGCTCTAGCTCAGCAAGCACAACTTGCTCAAGCTCCTCTGGGGTTGATGGTGGAATCTGTATAGGCTTCTTGAGAAGCTTTACAACCTCATCGTGTTCGCTTTCCAGGTGCTTGTCACCAGACAGGAGAAAGGTAGCATTGATCTTACCCTCCTCCTGAGATGGTGAGTACACCACATTTACAGTGAACCCTGCACCACAGAGTTCACCAATCTGTTTAGTGACGCTCATTACTCATCCCTCAATGCGTTGAATAAGCTCTTCACTTTCTTTTCGAGCTTCTCAATGGTCTTGCCTTGTTCTGCAACGATCTTACCAAGCTTAAGGATTGCATCCTTACTAGCTCCATCTGCCGTGTCCTCTGGCGGGGAGTCCGTTGAAGCAATGAAGGCACTCAATGCAGTTCCCAGCTGAGTAAGCACATCAGATGTGGTGGCGGGCGGTGGTGATAGTTGAGGCTCTGATTGAGCATGAGGCCCAAGGTAGTCTGCTGGATCAGACGCTTGCTCTTGCCTGTTCTCCACAGCAGATGCAATGTCCTCGGCTTCACGCTCAGCGGATAGCTCCACATCCACAACCTTAGGTTTGACTGGTATGTCGTCCACTACCTCCGTCTCAGGCATGTCAGCGATGTCAGTAATGTCACCACGAACTTCCTCGGTAGCCACAGGTGCTGAGTGATCCATGAGATCGAGCTTATCCTTCCACTCATTGATGAGACGGAACCTCGTTTCATCCTTCGTCTCACCTTTGATGTCCGGCACAATTTTATCATTAGTGAAGAATGTAGCAAAGTTTGCTGCTGATTCAGGGGATACGGTGGTGACCATACCCTTGAAGGCATTCTTCTTTGATGTATCTGGTTTAACATTTTTGGAGTACCATTCCATGAACTCCTGTTTAGTATTTATTGGCATAACTTAGCCTCCTTCTTTGAGTTTACTGCCGCTTTCCATTTTGCGACCTGCTTCAGTGCAGACCGCACCGAACCTTGTGCATTGCGCGCGGCATGTTGCGCAATTTGGGTCGGTACACCCGTCAACGATTCAATGGAACTAGCCATCTCCTCATTGGTAGGGTTGGTTATGTGGTAGGGCATGAACCGCTCAGCAAATCTAGGCTCAAGGTACTCCTCTCGCTCTGACTTACTTAGCTTGTCCACCACCACCTTTGCCTCTAGGTTCTTGTTCGTAGTCACGAAGACCACAAAGTGATCAGGCAGATAGTCCTCGATCCAATCGAGTAGCATCTCCTGTAAGTGGCGTTGCATCTTGTCCACCTCATTGATGACAAGGGCACGGCATTTACCTATGAGTGGTGCATACCTACACTCGTCAATTAAGGTAGACAGGGTTGCCTCCTTGATACTGCGCCCCGAGAACTCAGGGCCGTGCCTTAGATTGAACGGATCATCCACCCAACCATTGGCAAGCATCATGGCAATAGATGTTTTACCCACACCAGGATCACCACTGAAAGCAAAAGACCCCGTAGACTCTGTGCCTACGAGGTCTTTCATTTCGGAGAGCTGTTGTGCTACTCCCCGATATGTGGCTTGCGCCTTACTTCCTATGATTTTATCTGGTGACTCAAGCCTCCATTTAGCCCAGTTCATTGTCCTCTGGGATCTTATCCATGAGTAACTGCGCCTTGAAATCTGTGTACAACACAGGCTCAAACCATGTATCCACATTAAGCATCGGGCATACTTGCATGATGTCATCCTTGGGGTAGCGTGGGTCATTGAAGACAAATGAGCCATACTCACCACAGTCTTCAAAGATCACACAATACCCATAGGCATGATCTCCGGTTGCCCTATTGGGTTTTGTCATCATATACCAATAGCCTGCCCCAGTTGTATTAAAGAACTTGAGCCATACTTTATCAGCATTTGGATCATCCGTTGGTGCATCAGGCATCTCCGTCCAGTAACTAGCCAACTTCTCATAAGTACGAGCAATCTCCTTGGCTTCCTCACCCCTGAATATTTCTTCAGCTAGAGCCATACATTGAAGATGCGGAACGAACTCTTCCAGTTGCTTACCAAGGTTGGCATACTCGGTTGGCCAAGGCACAACCTTACGATTGCTCATATTTACAGTGCAGGTCATATTGCCTGACCCATGGTCATTGAGCGTGTAGATGTTACCCTTGTTTGGGTCTTCATATTCTATTGTCATTGATTTTCCTTCCTATTAGTTCGAAGTCTACCGGGTGTTCTATGTGGTATCCCGTTGGACTTTTGGTTACGATTCGTACATCTGTGCCAAACTCGACACGGATGACATGAGACCCGTTAATATTCTGCACCTCAATAAATGTGGGCAGTTCATTACGGCTTTGTGCCAGGTTCAGTACCCCATTGATCTGAGCTATGTTTACCCGTTCATCCTTGCGGATGAATGCAGGTAGATCTAAACGATCAATAGGGTTTAGTACTGGTGGTTCAACGGGACGCATAGCGTCCTTAACCATGTGATCGATGTGTGTATTTATATCCCCCACCGAATAGGGATCCATATTATCAGGCATAGTGCCTCCTTTCGTTACTTATTATTTCGTGTTACATTTGTAACACAATTAATCCCACCTCAGCTTCTCCCACTCACCCACATTTATGGTCTGTGCTTTACCTACCTCATGTGGTTTAATGTAGTGAACTCTGTAGTGGTGAAACTTATGCTTCATTACAATACCCTCGTACCACTTGAATTCACACGGTGGGTACGCACAGCGATGCCAGTCCTCGTCATGATCCCATGCGGTTGCTCGAGCAACTGCCTTATATACATTATTATGGTAATCATCCCATTCGGCTCCTCCGGTCTTAGAGGGTAGTTTCACCCTCTTGTTGACGAACACCTCATCATATGGCGTCAAGCCTCCATTCTTAGACTCAAGGTGTAGCCAAGGCAGAAAGTTGTCCTGCTCCAGCCATGCCTTGCGGTGGCAATATGCCCACTTGGCAACGATGTCATGAATAACTGCTTTACCTTTCAGGTTGGGGTACTTGTCTGATGTGAATAGACCGAGGTCATAACCGATATACCCACCTCGTTTATCAGTGAATGTACTCCTGACCCGATCATTCCATACAACCATGTAGCACCTCATTTCATCGAGCTTGCCCTCCACATATGTTTGTGGATTAAGCGGTGAATTAACTGAACCAACGGGATACCTGAGCATGCTCATGATCTCATCAATTGGAAGGATGGGGCAGGACTCCATACGAGGCATCCAGATCGGCTTAGGCTCAACACACTCAACCACATTGCAGAAGTCAGTAGGAACACTTGGTGCATCCACAAAGTATGACTTGTCACCAAAGATGTAGTCATTGACGAGTGATAGTTTTTCTGCGATCGGACGCAGAAAGTCATCACCTACCTTTGCGATTGGCTGACCCTTACGATTCCATGCGTAGTATAGCTCACTCATGACTTAGGCTTTCTGTTTGGGCCAGTTATATTTACCCATACAACTGATACCTGCTGGGTATTTGTATCTACAACGGTATGCATCTGCACAATCTTGCCTGAGTCCTTGAGTTGTTTGTACTCATCAGCCTTCAGCTTGATATTTACATTGAATCTACTCATGTGCATGTCCTCCATCCTTTGTCATCATGTAAGAGTCCACCATTCATGGAGAATACATACCCCATCCGCTCATCCTCGGGCAACTCAGATGTATACTTACGATAGTCATAAAGCATCATAAACTTCTTAGTCATCTCCTTGTTTACACCAGGGTATGGATACCATTTATGCGTGGGCTCATTATGACGGACATAATCCCATCGCTCAACAGCTTCCTTCAGTTCCACCTCACGACGAAGTACATACCGTTGGAACGCAAAATCATAACGATCATCACGAGTTAGGTAGTATACGATCTTGTTAGGTATAGACTTGTACGAACCCGTGTCCTCGCACCACTCACGGTGAGCATGCCATATTTGGAATGTAGTAAACAGACTATCGGTATGATCCCATGGCAAGCCACGACCTTTACCATTGGGTGGATCATCTGATCCCCAACCTGCACCATTGAGTACAGCTTCAGCAATACCGGTCATTATTAGTTTAGCACCCTCATCCATAAAGATGTTAGTATATGGATCGAGAGTTGAGTCATAGTGATACAAGCCACGGGCATGCTTAAGGAACCACTCCCTTCTGCTTACCTCATCGGCGAGCGCACCTGTGTATGTTGCTGCTACTACTGCTTCAGGCATTTTTATTCCTCCTAGCTTCTGCGATTGCCATACCAAGTGAAGTACCAAACGCTTTAGTGCGTCTGTTACCTCTGACCTCCACCTCTATGCAAGGCTGAACCTTGCGTGGTTTGCGTTGTTTATTTACACGACGCTCAACTGCGAGTGCCATGCGTTTCTTAGCTTTTGATTTACTCATAGCTTGGGGTCTCCAGCCCCTGTTGTTTATTACGAATGCGCAGAGGAATTTCTCCCTCTCCGTTAGATTAGCACCCACTTGCGTACCCCTTCCTGTGAGGAGAGTTCAGGTCAATGAACTTAGGTGGCTCGTGGGACTTTTCAGTTTGATACACCCAGCACTTACCGCACTGCACGGGTATCAGTTTACGATGCTCAGTATCGCCATGGATTAAGGACTGAGCTTTGTTGTAAGCTTTATTGGCACGCTTACCGCGCCTTGTTCTACTCATCAGTGAGTTCGTTTAGCTTAATAGCTATTTCCTTGGCGGGCATACAACTATACACATTGAATGTATTGTAGCCTGCATTACCTACTACCCATACTTCAGACATATACTTTATGCCTGCTTCGTTTGTGAGGTCACTGCTTCTGGGTAGCTCCTTAATTGCAGTGACATACCTGGGATTAACCCAAGTGTTATTGATTTTAATAAGCATGACTTACCCTTTCTTCCGGAAGCCTTGCGCCTTCATTGACTTAATCTTGTATTTAGCAGCCCGCATAGCAGGTGTAGCCGGATTGTAGCCAATTTGGATTAACTTTATGCTGTTTGTTCGACGACCGCCGCCGAATGCACCTTTAGTTTGAGACTTAGTTTTGTTGCTCATTGTATACCTTTTGTTGGTTGTTGTTGTTGTGATAGCTTTCGCTAGTAAAAAGAAAAGGGCATCGGTCACGAAAACCGATGCCCCTGTGCCTGTTGCTCTTTCGAGTCGAAGGGCGAACCCTCATCTAATTGAGCTACGGAGCAGACACCCTTCCGTTTGATATGGTTTGTTAAGGCTGACTAAGCCCATTCTGACTCTGCACTAGCCTGTTGTCATCAGGCACTGCTTTCTTCATGCAGTTTTGCATATCAAAGGCGGGGGCACCCAACCCCCTAACTGTACTTGCGTTTACATGATTCCTCCTTGTTGAGGTTATTGGATGTGAAATGGGTCACCCACACTACATAGTGTAGTGCAGGTGACTGCACCCACGATGAACTCATCCATCGCTTTGCGGGGTGCGACGGGGGCATAACGCTCCCCGTGGACGAAACAACATCACCTACTATTACAGACAATCATCCATAAGAGTACATACACACCAATATACCTGTACACATAAGTGTAGCTGGGTCAGATATATCTGAGACGAACATCATTCATTCAGCCCGTAAGCCTAGTTCGTTGTCCTTATGGATAGTCATAGGTTTCAGCCTAGACAATTCCTGCAGTGATGAGACAGGTCTTGCCCTACCTAATTGCATTAAGTCACCTGCACATACATGACAAATGTACACATGACTGGTGGCTCCGTACCACCGCTCCTTTCTCAACGAGTTATCTCACCATAACCACTTGTGACCTTTATGTGTCAAAACAGGACACAGCAGTAGCCGGTTACCTCACCCATTGCCTCCGTTGATAAATGCTCGGAGAAGAGGCATACAAGTTTGCGTTCCGTTAGGTGGTCATGATCTTAGCCATGATCCTGGCTCCCTTGTATGTTTTATAAAGCGTCTGACGGGGACTTGCACCCTCCTTCACCTCTATGGCTACTTCGTTCAGTATGTGATCAAACGCTACTCATAATTTGACAATGTGTAATTGAATACAGGCATCGGCTCCATTCATCCGTCATATACGTACATATCTCACACATAGAATTCTCCAATGTCCTAAATACATTGGTACTGCACATCAGTGACAACATACACCCACCAAGGAGCTGACTCGTACAGGCACAACACTTAATGATGAACAACAGCACATCAATAGGTACTTCTGCTACCCGCTACGCTGTACAGAGTGTATGTAAGATGTGTAGGTGATCAACAAGGCTGGATCACACTAGCGAGCAACGGCACCGATAATGCCGCGCATCAAAATGCTACACGATATATACATGACCTCAGGCTACATAACCCAAAGCAAATTATGGTCGAAATAAAAACTGACCTGCACCGCAACTAGGCGGTTGCGCGTGATAGTGATAGCGAAATTTTTTAAAAATTTCTAACTATGCCACGCACTCCAGGTAAATTTGTATCAAATAAAAAAAGACTACAAATAAACTAGGGTAAAGTACTTACCCAAGTTCGGTTTTAAATTCCTGATTTAACGATCTGTTACCTTGTGCTTCCAAGCAAATGGCAACTCTCGCAAGAGTTCCAAGTAACTTGGCAAGGTGGCAAATTCCAAGCGTTCAACTTATATATCTCGGCAGGATTCTCCTGCAAGTTGGCAACTTGGAATTTATCCAATCTATGGAAATTGCGTTTGCAACGTAAAGCAAAGCAAACCAAGGCAAACTCAATCGAATTTGCCTTGGTTTGCCTTGCCCTATTGCTAGGGCGAAGGCGTTTTGATTGTTGGTTCAGTTCCAAGGGATTAATCTTCCTTGGCAACTTCGATAGTGGTGCGGACATTGGTCGAGGTGATCTTGCTAAGTGCTTTCACACTCTCGGTTTTCGCACCACGTGCGCGAGTGGCTTCTTCCCATTGGGTTCTGACCTCTGGCAAGGTATTTTGCCAATAGTTCAGAACTCCTCTCACTAATTGGCAGAAGTCTTTAGCTAAGGATTTCTCCTTGGCTGAAAACTGGCATTGTTTCCCTCTGTCAATTTCCATTTGATCGTCCAATCCATTCTCGAATAGTTCACGGCAGAAGTTTGCAATCTTTCCAAGTGGTCTTCCGTTCGTGTCGATCATGGCAATCTTGTGAGGATTGAAGTCTGCAATCTTTCCAAGTGTAGCAAGGGCATTGTTTACCTCTTTCCATGCTTGGCGTGAAAAGTCAGCAGTAAGGTCGGCAAGTGCTTCCTTGTCTACAAGTGAGGCGTTTCCGTCTACTGAGTCGATAAGCATCTGCTTCGCTTCTGCAAACTGCTCTGCAAGGTTGGCAGGTGGTGCAGTTTCAACTTCCAATACTCGTTCGATTAGTTTCGTCTTGGTCAATTTAGCCAAGTCTTTAGCGGTGGTTGTTTCTAGTGTCATGATATTTATTTTTCTATGGGTTGTGTCCGTCAATGATAGCGAGGTGATAGCGTGGCAAGGATCGGGACAAACGCAAACTTGCCACCTATGTAAACCACTACAAATCAGAGGTTTGTGTGTGTGGTGTTACAATACTACAATAGTGTAACAGGGGGGGTGCTTGGGGGGTTTGCCGTTCCCGTGCGTATATGTATATACCTGTTTTCTCAAGTTTCCAGCATCTGGAGACTTTTTAAACAGTGATCTAACGCCCGTAGAGTGTGGTAGAAAGGCTTTTTAGGAACAAAGGTAGGGTTTTATATGCTTCTTGACTTAAAATGGGTTACAATAATAATATAGTAACAATGTTGTATGGTTGATTTAATCCAAAAACTGGAGTCTGACATTGCTGTAAATGGTAATGTGAGGAGGGCTATACAGGGATTGGAGAATTATTGGATGGAAAACCCTGACCATATAAAGGGTGATGACTGGGTTGAGGCATTGGATGGGGACTTAACTCACCAATTTATCAATGGTTTATATGTGAGGATGGTAAGAATGCCTAAGGATATGGTGGTTACTACTAAGATTCACAAGGTCAGGCACCCATTTTTTGTTTTGAAGGGTAGGTGTAAGGTGATGACTGAGGAGGGGGTTGTAGAAATAGTAGCTCCTTATATGGGTATTACTGAGCCTGGTACTAAAAGATTGATCCATGTATTGGAGGAATGTGTTTGGTACACCGTCCATGCGACAGATAAGACTACTCCTGAGGAGGTTGAGGAGGAAGTTATAGCAAAAGATTTTACTGAAATTGAATTCAAACAGGAAAAGGAGATAAAATAATGGCATTTGCATTTGCATTACCCGCGATAGGATCAGCAGTATTACCCGCAGTAGGAGCTATAGGTAGCGGACTTGGAGCCGCTGCAAGCGGAATTGGTGGAGCGTTAGCCTCTGGAGCGGGGGCTTTAGGTGGGGCTTTGGGATCAATTCCCGTAGTTGGTTCATCACTTGGTGGTATGGTTGGTAGTTTAGGTAGTGGACTGGGTGGAGGTCTTACTGCATTAGGTGCTGGAAATATTCCGGGTGCATTAAGTTCACTTGGTAGTGGAATTATTGGAACTGGAGCAAATGCGCTTGGTGGTCTTGGTGGATTATATGCGGGTGCAGATAAACTTGCTGGTGGATTATTGCCCAATTTAGGTGTTGGTGGAACAATCACCCCGAGTCAGGGATACTTAGGTGGGTTATTTGGCCCGGCCGCTTCTCAGCCAGTTGGTTACGGAACTGTTCTTGCACCACCCGAAGGAGGGTTTGGTTCTGGATTAATGCCAGGTAACGATGGTGGATTTTTTGGAATGGGTAAAGGTAAGATGCCTGCACTCATGAATTTATTCGGTGTACTCGGAAACACACTTGGGTCAGGCGGGGGAGGTAGAGCAGGCGTGTCGGGCGGTCAGGTAACCCCGTACCAGGTAAATGTTCAACCAAACAGAGGGGGTGGTAATTTAAATTTTGGTGTTCCCCTCACAGGTCAGCCTGCCGGGTATATGCCAAATCAAATGAATCAAGCCCCTAGATACAGTGATCAAATAAGTGACGATCAAAATAAGATCGCTCTTGAATTACTAAATGCAAATGCAGAAGCTGATCCCACGAGTCCACAGGCAAAGTCATTGGCCAATATGTACGGCAATGCTTCCAGTATGCTTACATGATGATTTCATTTAGGAGATTTAAGGAGTTCCTAAGAGTAGCTTTCGGCCCGAAAGTTTCTTGGCGGGATTACCTTGAAATCCTAAAGGCAGCCTTTCAAATTTCAAGGAGTCCATACTCTGAGGAGATGTGGAGATCTAGGATGTATATCTGTTATAGATGTCCCATTTTTGATAAATCAAGAAAAACATGTCGACCATTTCCCGAGTCAGAAATGGGGTGTGGTTGCTATGCCCCATACAAGGCACTTGTTAAAGACCACTGCTGGGGCAGGCAAAACATGGGGGATAATTTCGGATGGTAATTAAGTGGGATAGGTTTCGGGGTGAGATCAAACGCCCTGGTTGTAGTGCTACCTTGGAAATGATGGATTTGCCCAATCCGTTTTGGATGGCGCATTTTAATTACATGACCGCGGAGGACTCTCACCAAACATCACAAGGCTTTGAAGAGGGTAAGCTGGAGCAGGCTTATAATTGGTGTATTAACCAAATATCGGAACATGAGAAAAGAATCGCAGGAACAAATCCTTCAGGTGCGGTTGCGTAATATCAAGCAGGATCTTCAAATGATCGAGGCGAAGAAAGAGCGTCTTGATAATGATCGGGCTGAATTGATATTAAAATTGATCGCACAAAGGGAACAGTTGCTTGCTCTTAAAGAGCAGGATGAGTGACCTAACTTTTGTCGTTCGTAAGAGCGACAGGGGCTGGATCATACGATCCCAGGGCTTACTGGGGGAAGGTGCTATCGGCCTACGACTAGCCAAGGGGACAGAGCTTCCCGATATAGGAATTCAGTTTGATACAAAAGAGGAAGCGGATTTAGTCTGTGAAAATTGGAAGCAATGGTACCACGGTCAGCCATACTTAAAGAAGAAACAAAAAGCATTAAAGTATATTGCATGATTAAGTAACACGAACTAAAGTGTAACAATGGAGATCACTCATTATATGTTTGCCGGGGTTACCCTTGCTATATCTGTACTGGGTTTTTTCCTAAAGAAAAATAAGGCTGAAATAGATTCGTTAAAAAGCGTGATCCGTAAGCTAGAAATTTCAGACGCCAGGAATACTGAGCGTATAAGAACACTACTAAAGGTCGTGGAGGATAGGAGAAAAGATATACAGAACCTTTATGAAAAAACGCAAAAGTAGTAAACCTAAGTCTAAGAAGGATGCTTGTTACCATAAGGTGAAAGCTTCCTACAAGGTATTCCCATCTGCCTACGCAAGTGGAGCTATTGCAAAATGCCGTAAGCGGCGGGCTGGGAAAAAGAAGTGATATGGCAGTTCGCAAAGGTAAGGCTGGGGCTAATCTTAAACGCTGGTTTAAAGAAAAGTGGACAGATCAAAACGGCCGTCCTTGCGGTAATAAAAAAACTAAGGGCGTCAAGAAGTGTCGCCCCAGTAAAAGAATTTCAAAGAAAACGCCAAAGACATGGAAACAGGTTGGCAAAAAGAAAAAAGCTCTTGTTGCTGAAAAAAGGAAAGTAGGCATGGGGCGCAGAACAAAAAAGGCATAATTATGGCATACGGAAAAAAACCAATGGCAAAAAAGAAACCCGCAAGAAAGGCTGCATTTAAACCCTGCTCAACTTGCCCAAACAAACCCAAATGCAGAAAAGCAGGGAAATGTTTGCGTCTTAAAAAAAAGTAATGGCGGCTGAAGTAGGGGAGAGCACTCAGGTCAAAGCAAACCTCGCTTTTATGGCGAAGGTCATTGCTATTGTTGGTACGGCGGTCTGGGGCTACTCGGTTATTTGGAACAAGCTCACTACGCTTGATAATGGATTGGATCGAGTGCAGCACGAGGGAACTATGCTCGGTGATCTATCTGCTCGCATGATGCATATCGAGAAATTTGCAGAGCAAGCCAAGAGCGACCTAGATCACCTAGTGGAAATGCAAGATATGCCAATTACTTCAGACCATCAACAATTTGAGCGACTTAAGTATCTTGAAAAAGAATTAGACAGATTGCGCGACAAAATGGAAAACCATTTAACAAAATAACATTATGGGAGGGTATCATGGCAAAGCCAGCAAAGGGAAAGCGGTTCGCAAAAGTAGTGCGAAACCCAAAAACAGGAAGAAAGCGAAAAGTAAGCTACGGACAGGCAGGAAAAGCCAAGGACGGCAAAGATCGTATTAGGCCTGGCACCAGTAAGGCAGATGCCTACTGCGCGCGCTCAGCCGGTATTAAAAAGTGTAAAAAACCACCATGTCCAAATGATCTTTCCCGTAAGAAGTGGAAGTGCCGTGGCAAAAAATCAATGAGAGGTAAGAAATGAGTAGTTGTTGTGATTTTTGCAGAGTAAAAGACAAGACTAAGGGTCGTGTCGAAAAAGCAATGAAACCAAAGGTATGGAAGAACAAATCCCCAGACCTGGAGCTTGCCAAGGTAGCATACAAAAACCGCAAGGGTTAAACCATACGGTCAATATGTCCGATGGCGAACATTGCAAATTCGTCAAGGCATTCCAGATTTACAAGGATCAAACTGATTTCGAGAACGAATTCAGTCCAATAATGTTGAAATACTATGTCCAAATGGCATTCTTAGAAGGGTGGAAAAAATCCAAGGAGGAATAGTTTGAATATTAAATGGATGGAAGCCCGTAGGTATCTCCTAACGAGCTTGACCAATCCAAGTAATGTACACCTAGTAGACCTAGATGAGTTTGATGGGTACGGAGAGTGTTCTTGCGAACACTTTAAATTTAGGCTTTATCCTCGACTACTTCGGGGGTTACGACCTCTGGCTCCTGCTTGTCGTCACCTTCGGATGACTCGGAAGCTGCAGCCATCTTCTGTTGTTGGTGTGCAATTACCTGGTCAATCGCTGACTTCTTGCACAACTCAAGGTGCCCAAGCACATCAGGAAGAGTAAGGTTTTGCTTATTTGCAATATCTCCAATTACTTGGAGAAGTACCTCAAATAATGCTGGTTCTGGTTTGGTTTCTGTTTTTTGTTCTTCGCTCATTTTAATGTAGTATTTCGTCTAGTATTATAATTCCGGCGATCGCAAAAATCGCCCATAAAAAAATATCAATCATTCTGGATTCACTCCTGGATTTAGTGGTCTTCTTCGCATCCAAAATACCAATAGGTATCTATCTCCTGATTCGACAGGCATACCGCGATGCAACATTCCTTGTGCTGGAAATATTAAAGCATTACCATTAGGTAGGGCAGGTACAGTAACCCTATTAAAAAAGTCAGTGCCACCACCTTTGTAGTCACCTGTATTTAAGGGAACTACTATAGTAAAGTCAGAGTCACCGTCATGATGCCATGATGTCTGCACAACACCCCTAGGGTTATAGTTGGCAAGCTGTATAACACCGTCATACATTATTCTTCCGTATAGTGATCCAAGTACCACATTTATATGGGACATGAATAACTGCATCATAGATAGATACCAACCAGGACATCTATACTTTAATACAAACTCTTTTATTTGTACTTCCTCTGCCTCATCAGGGTTCACCTCAAATAGACCCTCTGCCTGAATATTTTTAATTTCATCCGTAATCATCATTACGAATTCCTTACTAAATAGTGGCATAGTATATATGTCGTGGCCTACATGATTTACATGATCCAGAACCCTTAACTTATCGGGTGTTAGGTCATTAGGCACACCTTCCATAATACAGGTTTTTACCATAGGCTTATCTGCCTTGATTGCTTTGACTAATTCAGGTTCAAGCATCCAGTCAGAAGGGTAGAGCAACATGTGATTCTTCATCACATAAGTAGCGCTTTCTTGATTAACTAAACTAAGTAAGTTCACTTAATTGCTTTGATTATAGCTTTAGCTCCTTCTGAGTTTTTAGTTATTACAACTTCCCCTCCAACCAGTAAGATTTTCCAAAACTTATCTCGTTGCTTCACATAAACCACATTACGAGGGTTTATGTAGTAATGCTCAGAGTTTTGATCTTCTATATTAATACCCATTATATCAAAAATCCCTTTTCCCTAGCCCACTTAGGCTCACGATGTATTTTGTCATGACAACCCCTACAGGTGGATAACCAAGACTCTACATCAAGGTAGTGTTTCCCCCGGCCCGCCTTGTGGTGGATGTCTGTCGATTTCTCCTTCATACACACTTCGCAGATAGGTAACCTTTCCAAAAATTCCTTTCTCAGGATCCCATATTCCTTCATTTCTTTCGATCGACGCTTCGATACACGCCTTAGTGGGGTTTTTCTTTTTAAAGGCCCTGAACGCTTCATTGTTCATCCGAATTATCGTTTTCAGATCCCACATATAAAAACCCACAAAATAATACCAATATAAGAAAGAATAGAATTGCCCACATCTGTTACACGAAGTTATGTGTTACTTTATGTGTAAAGTCAACGATGATATGGATAGCGTGGAAACGGAGACTTGTTTGGCTTTAGCTCGTTTTTACGATTCACCTTCTCCAACCCACCACGAACGAATATCCGAGAAATGCGACCCCACACCAGAAGAGTGCGCCACAAAGGACGCACCCGCCTGGGAAGAAAATAGACAAATCGAAAGACACGCCTAAGCATCTTTCTTGTCTAAGAATGTTAGGTTGTCCATGGTCACAACCGGTTTCTGAAACTTATGACCATCCTTCTCCCATTCTTCAATGTGAAGAGGGCCTCTGATTTTCAGATTTTTACCTTTGAGTTCTAGCTGCATCAACTTGTCGTTGAGCTTATCCCTCCAGGAATTAACAGTAATATAAGAAGTTCTTTCTCCGCTTCCTACTTTTTCGTTAATCGCAAGTCTGAGAACCACTAGCGTTCTAGTGCCATCCTTTCCATTGATTTCTTTTGGTTCCGCTTCCGCAACCGACGTTCCTATGATGTTTGTGTATATTTCTCCTAGCATTTTTAGTTTTTGGTTTATGGTTCAAAAACCGAAGGAGGCTTGCGCCTCCTTGGTTAATACGGGAGGTTGCTTCGTATCCTCCTCAAATATTTCTGAAAGGTTTATGAATTCACAAAGATGCTTTGGGCACACATATGCATCACGAACCCCATCTTTGTCTTTCTGGGCTATAACCTTCCATTGCTCCTTGGTTGATCCCTCAATGACCGCAGCCGATCTGTTGTATTGATCTACAAAAACTACATAGATTGGCTTTGTTCTAAGTTGATCCCATTGCTTAACGGACATTACATGTACATTAGCGAAAGGGAAATCATGCCTCCCAGTCCATGTATGAATGTCAGACCTCTTTACCTCTACTGGGAATGTTACAAGTAGGTCTCCGTCATCCCTGTAAAGATGACGATTCTTTTCTCCATCTGGAAGTTCAAGATTAGGAAGCACCTGAACCTGCATCCCTTGAAATCTTCTAAAATACTCAGCAACTTTTGCTACTGAAAAATAAGATTTCTGTAGCTCTTTCCTGAACTCGCCAGCAGACCTCATATTCTACCTCCTGTTGTTTCGTAATATCGAACCTCAGGATCATCATTCAAGCGAGGCTCGGGTGCCTTCTCGCGGAAGCGTTGAGTGAATCTGTCAAATGTTACACGATCTTTCGTGTGACCAATGGGGCCAAAGCGATTCTTCTGAATCATTATGTCAGTTGTTTGTGAATCGCCACCCGCTTTCATTTCACGATGTAACATCAAAACAATATCTGCATCCTGTTCAATTTGACCAGACTCCCGTAAGTGGTGTAGGGCAGGGGCACCACCGGATTTTGCTGAGTCTCGATTTAATTGGCAGATTAAAAATACAACTAAGTTAAGCTCCTTAGCTAACCTTTTGCACGCTTTTGAGATTTGAGCAACTTGCTGTTCCCTCACATCCCTTTTATCCTCTGCCTCAAGTAGTCCAAGGTAATCAATGAATATGGCATCCAAGTTATGCTTCCTATTCATTGTCTTTGTTTGGGCACGAATCTTAGAAATTGTCTGCCCTGAGTCATCATCTACCCAAATTGGAAGCTCGGATATATTCTCAAGTCCAGTTTGTAACTGCCTTCGATCTTCTTCAGTTTCTTTTCTTTCTGCAAATTTAGACAAATTAACGCCTTGGTCAATCGCTGCTAATTTTTTTCCCAGTTGGTCATTGGACATCTCAAGGGAAAAGAATAATATTTTCTTACCTTTGTAGCCTGCGTGGTGTGCAATGTTCATTGAGAATGTTGTTTTTCCGATTGATGGACGGGCTGCGATTACAACCATTTGTCCCGCCCTGAATCCACCATCAAGAATTTTATTCAGATAACTAATATTTGTTTGGATGGAGGCGCCACCTTGCTCACGCTCTTGCTTGATTGCGAAATTGGTTGCCTTGGCTAACTCTTTTGCTGAAACCAAAGTTTTACTATTCGGTTCGATTAAATCGGTTATCTCCTCCTCGATCTTTACTGCACTATTGGTTGGGTCATCTAGTTTTCCTGCTTCACCTACCATATCGGAAATCTTCAAAGAAAGTCTTTGGAGTCTTCTCCACTTGTGAGCCTTAACCAATCGATCCACCCACTCTTTGCCACGAACTGGGGTTTCACAGCAAAACAATACATGGCTCACAAAATTTGTATTATTTTCTTTCCAGTCTTTTGGTAGGCGATTCATCGCACCGAACATTCCGTAGTCATCTTCTTTTTCAGCTAGCTTGAAAGCCACGAAGAATTCAGCACAAGCTGTATTCATAAAATGCTCATCTGTAATTCCTTGCTCCATTGCATAAGACCAGTTGTCGTATGCAGTATCTGAATCCTCATCCTTTACGCATGAAAGAAATCCTCTTTCTGCGTCGTAATCTTGATATGTCTCAATCTCAGTCATAATCGTATGCCAATCCTCCATCTTCTATTTTCTTTGCTTCGTTATCGTACCCACCATCATTGATCCAAGAATTTGGATGCTTGTAGGTTCGACCCTCCATTGCTTCTGTATTGCAATACTCGTTGTATTTCTCGCCACACTCCTCGGGATCCTTCTCCTTGAGAATATCCCATTTATCAGAAATCGTTTTGACGACACGCTCAGCAAATTGTCTGTTTTCACAAACACTCCAAAATGCCTTGAACCAAGTCTGAACTTCTTCCTTTTTATCCTGCGTTGTACTACAACGCGATTTATCTTTAGATAAATCTATATTATATAGTCGCGTACGCGCATGAGGATTGTAGTGCGCTTGCACTACATTTGAAGTTCCCAAAGTTGGTGCAATAAACTGTGCGATTGCCGCTTTTACAACTTCTGATTTTTTCATCCCTGTCAACTCACAGAATGTCTCCAATCTCAGAAATGCCGTTTCATTGAGCCTGTATGAGCTAGGATAGCTTTTCTCACTCATCTTGCTACCTCCACCCACGTTTCTTCCTTGGAGTACGATGAGACCTTTTCTTGCGAGACTTCAAGGGTGATCGCTTCGGGATCGTCTTCTGGTATAATTTGACCGATCCTGAGGCTATCGACAAGGTGCTTGACGCCCCCAACGAGGTTGTCTGCGTCACAGAGCCTGACTCGTCTACTGACAATGCGGACTCGATGGCGAGTGAGACCGCCTTGTTCATCTCCTGCTTTTCCTTTAACCGATCCCACTGGTTGTATCTCAGTAGGGTATTCAAGGAAGGGGTTCTTTTCTTCACACATAATGTGATTTTTTCTCCCGGAATCATTTAGCCTTCACGATCGAGGACGACTTAGGTTTTGTCTTCGCAACTTTTGAGAGTCGCGAATTCAAGTCCTTCTTTGCCTCAGCCTTAGTCATCCCCGTGTGGTCTGCCCAAGTGGATACAAATGGCGTCAGGGAGAACTTCATATGCTGAAGCAATGCGTCCCATCCAAGTATATTAGACTCCATTATTATATCAGCTACATCTTTAGCATCATAACTCGTTACCTTGCCACCATCTCGTAGCTTGAAACCAGGCACGGACTCAGGATCTTCCTCAAGCTTTGCTTTAACCGCAGATTTCACTGCCTTCACGAATGCTTCACACAACGGAACTAATTCCATTGCCTCTTTTAATTTTTCATCTTCCAACCACTTCATTTTACAATCTCCATAATTTTATTTCTTACCTCAGGACAAAACGGAACCGCCGAACACCATTTGCATTGCGACGGCCCCGCAGTCCTAGACGGATTTTCACTTGTTGCTTCGTCAACTATCCCACAAATCCAATCACCTCTACCCCGAAGGTAATCAGCTGTGTAGCTGGCAGTAGTGTAAATCGGGTCTTGGAAAGGTTCAATTAGTGCTACAAAAACTTCTGAAACTTTAGGGTAGTTTTTGTGAACCAATACAGCTTGAGCAAGCAACTGCAAATTATCGGGAGCAGGGTCATGCTCACCTCTTAAAGTTTTATAATCCGCAACAAACGCGAATTCTTTTAAACCCTCATCCATCTTTCCCAACTTTGACCAAGTTTCTAAATAGTCGAGTTGTCCCGACCATTTACCATCCCACCAAAGTCTTACTTCCCGCTCAATCGTTGTTTGGTTCTCAAGTAGTCCGAGGTCATCTCGGCACCATGCGAGAGCTTTACGGCAACGATCTGCACAAAATCGCTGATCAGGATCAATAATATCATCAAGAGGCGTTTGGTTTTCTTCATGCTCATGTCTAATAGTTCCTTCATTTGCCGCATCCCTTTCACCATACCACTCAAAGATTTGGTTTGCTTGGTGAAATGCTCGGCACTTTGCGATTGCTGAAATCTTGGAAGCGCTGGGTGCATCTCCTCTATCCTTAGGCGATTCTGTTAAATCCTTGCTTACCATTATTATTTTTCTCCCTCAACCACTGTGCTACACCATTCCTAAGTTCAGCACTTTTAATATCATCCAATCCCGACATCCAACTCATGAAGGATTCATCAATTTCTGCAATTTCGCCAAGTTTCTTGCCTTTATGCTTTGGGAACGGGCAGACTACATTTTTCCAGTCAAACTTTTCTTCTGCTTGTGCGTGAGATTGTTTGATCTTCCCCTCCTTAACGATCTTTGCTTCAGGCTCTTCCTCTATTTCATTCTGTCTTTCAATAGCTTGGTCAACCTCCTCAAAAGTAGCGATTGAATCATCGACACCAATACCAAGAAAGCCAAGACATCTACCAACAGCAGAAGTCTCACAGTTCTCAAGAAATGAGGTCGCATTGACCCCACTCTTTGTAAGAATTTCTTCAGCATGTCCGCTTGCACGAATGTTTCCATTCAAGTCTTTAACACGGGCTACCATAACGACACGATTTTCAGATATGTCGACGATTTCAGTTTCTATCGACATGTCCTTGAAGTTTTCGTGTGACCTAAAGGCCTTCACTCGTTCATTTACAAGGACATAGTCCTTACCTTTGATTTTTTGTGTTTGTAGCTTCATACTGATTTAATTTTAGGGATAGGGCCAGATTTCATGACGAATCTTGAGATTTCTTTTCCCGAAACCCAGTTGTTCCAAGTGATAATAAGTGCTTTAATGAACCAAAATGATGAGATCATAATATCGCTTTGTTGTTTTTTCCTAATTGCCTCCCTGAGTTGGTAAATAGGTGACTTAAGCGGAAGGCTTGCTCCACTATGAAAACTATCTAAAAACTCTTCAGCTAAACCTTGGTCGATCTTGCATAACTTATAATGAATTACACCCATGGCGGCTGGTCGTGTCTTAAAGTCTTTCTTTCTTGAATTTGCGTAAGATACCGAATCCTCAATCCCTGGATACACACCAAGTAGATCCTCGACTTCGTGATTTAGTATTCTTGCCGCAGAGGAGCCACCTAGTGAGCAATCTTTTAACCCACCTTCATCCATCTTCTTAATAAGTGCTAATGTGGCCGCCAAAGCATTACAGTTCTTTTTCCCCAATATACTAAGGACATGGGCAGGTGATCGCTTTAATCCTGTGTCTATGGTTTTAAAAACTTCAGGTGTGTCTACGGTTACAATTATGCAGTCTATTGGCTTATTTGCCTTAACGCATGCCGTAAGTCTATGCTGACCATCTATTAGCTGATGATCTTCAATAGCTAACCCCTTATGACCCTTGTGATTGTACACCCTAATGGTGTCCCCATTCATCATCCATTTATTGGTTCTGATGTCCTCAACATACTGATTAACAGTAGCGTTGGATAGCGTCCTATTCACTGGGTTGTTTGTCAGCAGTTTATTCGCTTGCTTGGGCGAGATTTTGGTTACCTGTATTTCCATATAATCCTCCAGTTGGTTTATTGGTTTACTACGAATTCAGGGCACTCGACATCATCCCTAGTCTCGGCTAGTTCGATGATCTCCTCACGCTTCCATCTAGGTGTTTTAAGACCCGGAAGTTTGATTGGTCGAATGATCTGATGTTTTTCTAAATGCTGTAGGTATCTGTATCCCGCCGTAGCTTTTAAGCCTAGGAAGGAGATTACTTCAGAACCTTTCATTAAGTATGATTCTTTGCTTTTCCCATTCATGTTGAAGGGTTATGAATGATGATAAAGGATAAGAAAAGAAAAAAAGTAAATTATTATTAAAGTAATTATTTTATTATATTTCGTTGACACATAGTGATACAAAAAGATAAAAAGTAATTACTTTGACAAAAAATAAAAATAACACCCTATATGCTATAAATACCAGGATACCGCTAGATCTAGCGGAGAAGATGAATAATCACCTGGCGATTACAAAAAAATCAGCGTCTGCATTCATAATGGATGCAATCGTGGAATACTTGGAGCAGATTTATAGCGATGACTACAAACCAACAAAAGCTCTGCAGATTGATAAGTTTGCGGCAGATATAGAAAGGAAATAATAATGGACAACCCCTCCACCCAGAACATAACAATTCTTCACGACACCCAAGAGTGGTCTACTGATCTGGATGGTGAGATTGGCGAAATAAGAGTGGATGGCACTCGGTTAAATGATGTTCACGACCTTGCATTAAAGGTGGAAGGGATTGCTCAAAGTATTAAGACATTGGTCTTATGCCTTGGCGTAATTTTGGTGATCTCCCTGATCTGTAATGTCGGCATGGCTACATGGGTTTATTTCCATGACGAAGAAATAATGGAATCCATACAGTTAATCTGGCAACAAATTGGCAACACCAGCCCAAGTCCCAGTAAATAAGAGGATCATGCCCTGACTACGGATCAGGAGGTTGCAGGTTCGACTCCTGCCGGGTGTGCCACTTTAAATAAGCCACAATCTCACTATATAAGCACCTCTCAGTAATGGGGGGTGTTTTTTTGTTTACTTCACTAAGTTTCATAAATAACCACGAATTTACACATTTACTGGCGACAAAAGTGGCGACACATGAACATCAATATTTATAAAGGAGAGGTTAGAGGAAAACAAAAGTGGATACTTTCAGTTCATAGGGACGGGAAGCGAAGAAGAAAGTATTTTAATTCAGCCATGGAAGCCAAAGCGTTTGATGTGGTTAGTTGGCTAGGTGAGGTCGCTAAAAAAGAACCTGTTGGAGATCAGACATTACTCAATGTAGCAAGCAGCGAGTATTTGACGGAGTACTTTGAGAATAATTATAATCCAGCCAAACCAAAACAAAAAGGCTATCGCACAACAGAGGAGCGGGTTAATAAATTCCTAACATGGTTTGGTGGAGGTAGGTTAGTATCAGATGTAACCGTGGAGTCGTACAAGAAGTATGTGAACTCAGGGGACTGGTCGGAGAAAACTAAAAAAGAATATGGACGGGCTGTTCGTATCTTCATGGCATGGTGTGCGAAAAAGGGTTACGGGCAAAATGCATCAGATTGGTATATGCAAACTAATCCAGACCTAAAAATGAACACAAAAAAAGTTTTTTTTAAGTTGCCCGGTATTTTACAGGTTGATGAAGCTAAGGCACTTTTAGATGAAATAGACGAAAAGTATAAACCTGGACTAGCGATTATGTTATTCACGGGAATTAGACCCGAGGTGGAAATGGCAACCTTGAAATATTCAGACATCCGATGGGGCAAATCTATAGGACTAAAGGCTGAGCATACTAAGACGGGGAGGGAGCGATGGATCAAGCCACCCGAGAATTTGTGGTCTTGGGTACCAAAGTCTAAAGGTTTAGTTATGCCGTCCTACAACGCACTTAACTTGGCGCGAAGGTGGGCGTCCCGTAGGGTAGGGTTTAATTACCCAGCTAATGGTGCCAGGCACTCATTTGGTAGTTATGGCTACTGGAAATCATTTGAGTGGGCATTAGATACCATGGGCCATATGTCTTCCGAGACTTTTCTTAAGAACTATAAAAACAACAGGGTAGATAAGGAAATGGCCGATCAATACTTTAGTATCCAATAGATCCTATACCTTAATGGATACATACACTTGGCACGAGAAATGTTACATAAAATTTCGTGTAAGCTAGCTTGACCTTATTGGTTTTTTGGTTTTTGCTTTTGGGATGGAGGATAAAGAAAAACAAATACAAAACGAAACCTTTGAGTGTTATGAAGCCATAAGACCAAAGGTTGAGGAGTTCTTGGATGAATGGTTTATTGTCGGAATCCGACCAGGATGCGGCAGTAGAGTTCTTATGGGATCGAAGCATCATGGCTGGAATAAATTACAAGGAGCTTATGATGCAGTTAAAGAATGGAAAAAAAAGAACCCCGTGGGGAATTCTTAGCGAATACCCACCACCATTAGTTAGATTGCTTGCCCGTGAAAAAATCGGAAGCAAGCATGTCCGAGCGTTATCAGATCAAGAGGTAGCCATCAAAGGTGAGTTTCCCTTAGCTAGGGTTCTTGAGATTAGTAGAACTTCCTCGTGGGATACTATTCCCGTGGGCGAGATCATGAGGTTTTGCTTTGGTTGCAACTTTGACCCTTTCGACTGGCAAGATCGCAACCGCATGCGCGCATACTCAAGGAAGGGTGCTAAGTTTAGTTACCTTAAATCGTCACCCCACTGGAAAACCTCGTTTCTTCCTTTAATTAGAATCTTAGGAAATGCCCAAAGCAGTAAAGATTGATACAGAGTTACTGGGTGCTGTTCTTAAGCAGTATGATGGTGACTACACTAAAACAGCTCAGCATTTAAACGTAAGAAAGAACTATGTTAGGGATAGGGTGCTAAAAGACCCGAAACTGCGGGCCGTTTGGGTCGAGAATGGAAGAAGTGAGGATATTCCTGATGAGATTGATGTTATTGCTCGAGAAAGTAATGATGAAAAAAACCAGCGAATGGTAGAAAACCTTGAGAAAAATGGCAGGGATGTCTTTGAGAATGACATCAAGTCAATGCTGGTTAATCCCGAAAATGCTGAAAAGCTAGAGGTATTTAAAAACTTTGATGATTCCATTGGGATGTTTATGTCCCATGCTCTTAATGTTACTCAAAAATTAAATATGAGGCAAAACATTGCCTTATTTGAGGTGGGTGAAAAATTAAGGGAGGAACTAGAGGATCCACTTATGGATCCTGAGGAAAAAGCATTAAAGACCAGGCTTCTTATACAGGCGTGCGAGCAGCAGGGGAAGTTTCATGACAGATTACTGAAAGGACTAGAATTCCAGCTTAAGTTGTATGATCAAAAGTCTAAGACGGAAACAAAGAAAAAACCTGGCTTTAGGCCATTAAGGGAGTTGAAAGATGTCGACGAAGAAGCTGAAGGACAAGGTACTAGCTGAGCGATTAGCCCAAGCAATAGATGATGAAAATGGCGAAGAAGCAGAGGTTTCTAACTGGTCTCCTTCGCTCAGTCCTACTCAGCAACGTATATTTGATGATCCTGCAAAGTATATACTTGCTTATGGTGAACGGGGTTCCGGAAAGACTTTTTCACTCGGTGGCCATAAGCTCGTTCGTCACTGCTATGAAAATTTTAATGCACTCGCATTAATTATAGTTGGCGTTAGATCACAAGCTACCCTTGGTGGTGTCTGGCATAAACTACAGGTAGAAATACTACCCGAGTGGGTAGAGGGAATAGGATTGGTACATACGGATGAGCGACAAGATACGCAGAAGAACTTATACATAGATATAGAAAATAGATACGGAGGTCATTCTCGGGTAGTACTTATATCTGTTCCTTATGGTGCTTTTATTAAGGACAGGATAAAAGGTTTTGAGCCTAGCCTTGTGTTTGTGGATGAGCTTACCAATTTGGATACATCTGATTATTTTAATGCTGTAGTTCAGCAGTTAGGTAGGCGCCAAGGAATTCATGGGCCACAACAATATTTAGCAGCTTGCAATCCCGATGGGCCATCTCATTGGGTTTATAAAAGGTTTTTTGAAGAACCCTATGATGCTGACGGCAACTGGAACAACGACTACTCGACCTACCATGTTCCAATTAAAGAAAATGTAGATAATTTGCCACTTGGCTATTATGACCGAATCCTAGAAGCCGTTAAAAGCGACCCTGTAGAGGAAGCTAGGATGGTGAGAGGGGAGTGGATTGATCGCCCTGCGGGAGATGCAATTTTCGGCCCTTACTTTAATAAAACATTACATGTAAGAGGAGATGCAAAGACAGGGATAATACCAAACACAAAATATCCGATAATATGCGGATGGGATCCAGGTTCTGTCAATAATGCTATAATCTTCATGCAAAACTTACCTGGTGCAGATAAGAATCTATGGGTGGTGTTTGATGAAATGGTGGTCATAAACAAAAAACTACCATACACCACAATGATTCCATTAGTTATGAGGAAGATGGCTTATTGGAATCGAATATGTAGCCATGATTTTACATTTATCCATATATCAGATAACTCCGCATTTAATCAATTTAGGGCAAAGACGGGCTCTTATGATGTCCGGGATATAGAGGAAATATCAAAATCAAAAGCCGATACCTTTAAGTTAAGTCCAATACGAATGCGTGCGGCACCAAAATTTAGTGGATCAGTCGAGGCAAGGGTCAGGTTAATGATTGCATGCCTCCAGGGGGAAGAAATTCTCGTGTCGTCTCAATGCACTAATATCTTAAAGATGTTTAGAAATCTGGTATCCGAAAAACCAGGCAAGCATTATGATCCAAATATCGCATTCAAGCCAAAGCGTTCAGTCTATATTCATGGCTTTGATGCACTTACATACCCAATTATATTTTATCACAGCAAGCATGTGATAACCACGGATTCAACATCAAGCCAGATAGTAGAAATCGGAACTTGATTTTAGTTACAATAAATCCTAAGTTACAGCTTGTAGGGTGTTACAATATAAATTAGGTTACAGTTATGGCAGAAAGCATTTTAAGTATAGATTTAAAAAACAACGAAGAGTTACTTGAGGATTTTGAAGGCGTTGAAGCTGGGGATGTCGTTAAAATAACTGCTGAGTTCAGGGTGTCCCAACTTTCAGAAAGCAGATTATCCGCACCATTGGTAAGTTTAATATCAGTGACTGCACAAACTGATGACGAAGACGAAGACGAAGACGAAAGCGAAGAAGAAGCCGAAGAGTAGTACAACTGCTGAGCTTCTTATTAAAACAAGATACGCACGCTTAGAAATACAGGAAAGATGGGACAAGAGGCGGGTAGAGCGACTATGTCGGTATCTTTATGTAACAAGAGCAGAGCTGGAGGCGTTAGTTGGAGGTAAGTTGTGTAGAGTTGATGAAGGAAAGAAAGTGCCTTTGCCTATTTGCATAATACTAACACTACTTGAATCTACATATATGCGTAAGTTCGCTCCAGATACCATAGATAACATATTTGATTTTATGTCATGATAAATTTAGGCATTCTCGAGAAATACGGATGTACGCAAGCTAGACTGCGTGAAATTTTTACTGCGACCGATGGAGAAGATAAGGAAATTCGCGAAAGATTTGAGGACTTGGTGCAAAGCCGCATACACGAAGGCATTACTCATAATGCTAAGAATGCAAAGTTATTTCAATCTGTAGATATAGCGTGGGACTCACTCCCTATAAATAAGAGCACTATACCTTTGTTACAATATGCCCAAGGTAAAATTAACATAGAGGAGTGTGAGTCTAAGCTTAATGACCTTGATGTTGCGGAGAAGTTCTGTGAGTACGGAGATGAAGGTGAGCTAAAATCAATTAACATGTTAAGACTCTACGAGGTTCAGGTTAATCTCATAAGGTCTTATGTAACCAGAAGAGTTGCGGCTCAGGTAAGTAGGTTCTCAAATTTATTTCCTTATTTTAAGTATGAGCCAAGAAGTACATCGGTGTCCGATAAAGTAAGAGCTGATGTATTATCCCAAAGGGTTGAGGTAATGACCGACCAATTTGGCTACAGGCATCTATGGGAGCAGATTATAAGGCAAATGTTTATGTACGGGCATTCCGTTGCATTTGTAGATACTGCATGGACAGAAGATGTCCAATGGATTGAGGAAACAGACGATATTTCAGGCGAGTCTGTAATGAAATCTAAAAGCATTAAGTCTGGCGTTAAATTTAGAACACCTCACCCAACGAGGGTAATGCGCGACCACTCTCGACCTCTTCACGATCTAAACACCAATGATGGCCCTGAGTGGATAGGGTTTTGGGATATTATTAGGTATGGAGATATTAGTAATAATACAGATACATGGAATATTGATGAGGTAAGCTACACCAATACATTGAGCGGTCTGTATAATGCTAACTCTGATTTCTTTAGTTATTATTTTAGTTCCGGGGAAATAAGCTTTCCAAGGGTTCAGGATCCATATCCATTTAGGAACGAAAGAACTGCCCAAACGGGAATCTATTCATCCGAGGACGACGATAAGGGAATGTTTGTTTCCCAAATGTACATGAGGATAAACCCAATGAATGAGGGGATTGGTGATTATCCGCACGATGTATGGTTGAAACTAACCGTAGCAAGTGATGACACCGTAATATACGCAGAGTTCTTACCTTCATTACCTGCTATATATGGAGGTATTAACGAGAATGATGATCGCATAGCAAATATATCTGTAGCTCATGAGATCATGCCCTTTCAGGATCAGCTTAATAACATCATGTCAAAAATGCTACACGACATGAAGATAAGCATGATGAAAATCTTCTGTATCGACCAAGATGCCCTGGATGATGATGTAAAAGATTACATTAAGGACGGGCTTTCTGAAGATACCTTCTATTCGAAGCCAAAAGCATTGTTTTACTCGGGTCAAAAAGCAGCCGACCTTGGTATAGATAATAAGAACTTTATTACTGTTGTTGACGCACAGAAAGAATTGTCAGCTGGCATAAACCAGTCAATCCAAGCAATCCTCCAGTTGCTTAATCTCGTAGAGCGCTTGCTGATCCTGTCTCCACAAGAGCTGGGTCAGCCCGCTCCGCGTGAGATTAGCGCTACGGAGGTAGCTGAGATTACGAATTCAACCAATGCCATATACTCTTTTATATCTGAGGGAATTGATGACATGCGCGCTGCGGCAAAAAAGGTAATTTACGAGCATTTAGTGTCCTGCTCTACCGAGAAGTTTGTAATTCCTGCGAAAAATAGATACAGCGTAAAATCTATACAGGAAGCTGGCTTTGAGCTTGAGGATGATAGCGAACCATTAAAGGCGATACGTAGAAATATTATAGGTACACCAGACACACTAATACATGAGTATTTATTTACCACTCGCGATGGAGCTGAGCGCTCTAGGGATACTCAATCCGCACAAGTATTAAGTCAGTTACTACAAGGCATCTTGCAAGTAGAACCGGTAGCGGCAGCCTTAGGTAAAGAGCGCCTCTTCACTATGGCTAATGAAATATTTAGGATGAGTGGTGCCCACGATCTTAAATTAGAACTCGATGAGTCTGATGAGAAAGACGAGGATATGGGTATCGAGAATCATCAATTTATCGAACAGCTTAAGACCCAATGGCCTCAGGTTGTTCAAACGATACAACAACTAATGCAGGTGGCACAGTCAGCGGCTCCTCAAGCTGAGCCTATGGCAGAACCTACCCCAGGTGCGCCACCCATGGAACCCGAACAACAACCACAAGTTAGTCCCGATCAACAAGTACAGGTATGAGCGAAGAAACTGAAACCCTAGAGCAAACAGAAATAGCCGAGGAATCCACCCCAGAGCCAACTCCAGAGCCAGAACAGCAAGAGCAAAAACCGAAGAACTCCATATATGAGTCCCTCTTTGATATTGCAATGCAAGAGGAGCATGCAGAAGAGGAGGAGCAAAAGCAAGAGGAGGAGGTTCGTCGTCCACCTAGGTCACTTTCTGAGGCTTTAGAGGAGAAACCTGAAGAGCCCAAAGAAGAAACCAAGGAAGAACCCAAGGAGGAGGAGGAGCCTAAATCTAGTGAGCCTGAGCCGGAAAAAACAGAGCCTAAAAAGAAAAAAATTAAACAAGTTATCGATCCCGATATTCCTGAAGATTTACGAAGCAATGCTTTAAGTGAAACTCCTGTTGAAAAAAACGAAGATCAAGAATTTGTAGACTCATTACTTCCTGAAGAAAAAGAAGTGTATGAGTTAGCGAAATATGCTTCCGAGAAAATGCCTGAGTACAAAGGGGCAGACACTCAATGGAAGTCGTATATCAATAAAACTAGAAACTATATCAATCAAAGACTAAAGGACGACCCACACGCCGATCTTTCTAACGATGAGGAATATAAAGCTTTCATATCCAGGGAAAAGCCAAGATTTACATCAGCAGACGCCAGAAAAATAGAGCAGGAGATTTTAGTCGAGAAAGCGGAGGCACGGGCTAGGGAAAAATTAAAGCCAGAAATAGAGCGCGTACGCAGACAGCAAGAGTTAATTAATCTTGCCCCGGTAGTTGAGAAAAGGAAGTCAGATGCCGTCCAAAAAGTAAAAGATGCTATTCCTCAAGAATTTAGGGATATACTCGAAAAAGAAAATGGAGCAGAAGAGTTGCAGAAAACAAAACCTATGGAGTTTTCAGCAATAGATGCAGTTGCAACACAGGCATTGAATTCATCCTCCCTCCTTATTGATATTACATCCGGTGCAGTACAGTACGATCCAAGTAACCAGAGTCACCAAGCTCTTTTGGATTGGGTGAACCAAGAGCAAGAAAACTTCATTAATAGCGGTCAGACCCAAAGGGATGGAAAGATTTTTATGCGCAGGGAAAGATATTATCAACTGCCTGAGGATAAAAGATCAGAATACTACACTTGGACGGATGATGATCTTGTAGCTATTATTGCTAGTAGAAGTAAGGAGGCAATAAGTTCGGCACTTGAAAAACAGAGGCAAATACTTCCAATATACATGAATCAGGCGCAACCAGCCCCTCAGCCTGTCCAACAACCAACAGTAAAGCCAAGGGCCCCAAGTATTGCATCCTCTCCTCGGCCTGCACCTACTGAGCAAAAGGTAAATCAACCTAGCAATCCACTATTACAAGCATTAGGCATGTAGGTACAATAAGCCAAAATCTGATTTTGGTATTTGTATGCACGAATAGCTAATATTTAAAAATAAAGAAAAATTAGCTAAATTTACCCAAGTTCCGCTTTTTTAGCCAATTACCTGTTATTATGGGTGTTACACGATGATGTGTGTAACAATAACATTATAATAACATGGCTATAAACGATCCAAACACTCCTGTACCCGGCGTAACAACTGAGCCAGGGACTGCAATTAGTAGCTCAAACCTTGTTAAGGATGCAGGGTTTGGTCGGATCATCAAGGTAGATGATTCCACTGGTTGTACTCTTACTAACGCATCCATCAAGGGCTTGACCCCTGGTGAATTTGAGGCACTTTCCAATAAGGAAATTGACCTCGCTCGCGTAATCGCGAATTCAGCAGAAGCAAGCATGCTTGGTGTTCGTCAACGAGGACTCGTTGATCTACTTAATAGTTCGATCACGAACATTAAGCCTTTGATCAATAAAGTTAATGTTGCTGAGCAATCAATTATTCTCCCTTACATTCAACGCCGTCAGCGCTCTGTTATTAATAGTGGATACTTCGCTATTTCAACCGGAGAGGCTGCTCCATCCGCAGGTGGATTCGGTGACTGGAAGGTAAAAGTAAACCTTGGTGCATCTGACTGGGCATCCCCAATCGATCATATCGAGCGTTACTTCCTTACTGGTGGATTTGTAATTGTTAATTGGTGGGATACTGCCACCAAGGAGCCAATCGAAGTTCAGTTCCAAATTATTTCTGCTGCTAATGTTGCAAATTCTTCATTTGCTGAAGCAGAGGTTGTCCTTCGTCCTATTGGTAAAAACATTGCACCTAGCTATGCAAGTCAAACTGCGTGGGATGGCAATCCTAGTGGAACCGCTGCTGAGATTGAGCAAGCTGCTTTATCTGCACAGTATAAGCCTGAGTACGGAACCGTTCAGACCATTGCAAATAATGTTAATGACTTTGAGGACTGGTGTAACAACCAACCAACCGACTTGAGCGTAAAGCTTGTAGTTAATTGGTTGCAAACCACTCGTGAGTCCCGGGCTGTTGACCAGGCTTACAAAGAAACATTGTCCAAAATCATGAACGGAGATGTGAATCCATATCTTAAGTCCATGGTTTATCAACCACTTGCCGAGCAAAACAAAATTGCTGCACAAGCAAGTCAGGATCAATGGTTACGTTCCACTTGGTTCAATCAACCAATTAGTAACAAGCAAACTCCAGAAACCTACATGCAGCTTCCTGCGGTTACCGACCCAGAAGACCCTACATGCACGCTTGAGTATAAATCTAATGCTCTTGGTATTAAAGCACTCTTGGCTGAGTCTAATCGTGTAGTAAGTAAGGGTGGTGGAGTTTACACCGTTGAGGATCTTCAAGCCGACATTTACTATCTTAAACGCAACCGCGAGCAAGATGGTTCTACTGTTAGCGTTGTTGATTGTATGACCGACCGGTTTACCTACAACAAATTGTTTGAGGTATTTAATCAATACTACAAGCAACGCTATGGATGGGGGTTAGATCGTCACGCTCAAATCAATCAGCAGATTACCCATAATGGCATCTTGTTATTTAACTACTCGATGTTTGATCTTCCTGAGGTTGGTTGTCAGTTTGCGGTATTTCATGACCCATACTTTGATGACATCCTTAACCACCAATCAAACTTCTTCCTTGGCGATGGATCTGATTCCAACGCTTCAAAAGGCGGCGAAATCGTAGGCGTTGATGGAAAGCGTTCCGGAACAAATGTCCTACTCGATAACGATGGAGCCGGCGGTGGTTATGAAGGATCATCTATGGATACATACACGAAAGTTAATCGTGCGATGTGGTTCATTGATTGGTCTGATGTAAAAATTGGTATCGCTGGAACCAATAGCGTTACCCGCAAATGGCCAAAACCCGAAGTCATGGAATCATACAAATGTCGTATGGCCCACAAGGAAACTGAGTACTCGCTCCGTTCCACCAAGTGGACAACCATGATGGATGTACCTGCCCGCCACTTGATCGTTGAAAATTTCGACGCAAATCTTGGTAGGACTAACTGGTCTAAGTACATCACCACTTAACTCTTAATCTGAAGCTCTACCCCCCGAAACTGCTTAGCGGGCTAGGGGGGTAGGGTTTTCTTTTATATGAAGTATTTTTTATTAGCTACTGCTAACCAAAAGTATGGATTGCCTTTTATAGAAGTTGAGATCGGTGTTTTAAAAAAGGGCATACTTGCTTGTTCTGCTAAAGATGCAAAAATTTTAAAGAAGGCACACGGAGACCTGGTTCAAGAAATCAGTGAGGAGACCTACGAAGATTTTAAAAAAAAAGTATCGGTGGTAACCAGTACAACTCAACTTCGTACAGTGTATCAAGACCCACTAAAGGATCCGAATGCAGTGTATGCAAAAAAAGAGGAGGTCGCTCAAACATCGCCCTCCGTTAGTGCATCCGATCTTGTAACCGTAGGGGAAGTGGTAGTTGATAATCCGCTTTCCGACATAGACTAATGGACAGGACATCATTTGTGGGAGTTCTGGGAACTATTTTTAGTTTTACTTTAGACACTATACACTTAGTTGCTGCTACAATCTGCGCATTGTTGACGGCTGTTCATATGGGTGTTAGTATTTACCATAAGGTAAAGGGGAAAGGGGATAAGGAAGAGTGAATACAATAAACTATAACGATGTAGGGGCAAATACAGATGGCAGTTATGCCGGAGTTGATAATAACCGACTTGTAGTCACTTCACGCCCGCAGGACTTTGGCACATTTGCCGTAACTACTGCTGAGAATTACACCACTATTCCTTACGCCAAAGCACGCACCTTTCGTATAAATAATTACACTGGCAAAATTGTAGGGATCCGCAGAAGGCACAAAAAGATAGTAATAGATAGGTTTGAGGATACTTCTTTTTCCAACTGGAGTGGGTCAGGCACTATTGAATCTGGACAAAACCTAGAAGGATCAAGAGGTGCTGAGATAAATGGACTAAAGTACACTGCTTTGACAGCTGAGCAGATGAATGATGGTTCTGAAGTTGAGGTCACATTTGTAACACCAGGGAATTCTGAGTATTCGATAAAAATAAATGTATGGGATGACGAGAGCAGAATTGAAACGGGATCTCCCGCTGCCTCTTTAAGTGCGAATGAGTCTAATACGCAAAAAAATACAGAGTACCGAGTAATCTTTCGGTTGCATAAAACTGATGGAAACTCAGATACATTTCTTGAGGGGCCAAGCGGTAGGGAGACTATATCTTCTGCATTAAATGGGGAGTTTGGGACAAATAATATGCAGGACTCGGTTGTATCTATTGAGTCTAGTACTGCGATAACTGTAGACCCAATTATTTACCAGCAGAAGGTAAATTACTCGCATGAGCTTTTGTTTAGTACATCTTCAGTTACATTTCCTTGTTATGACAATATATCAGAGTACGAGGTAATAAACCTTGGTAGTGACGCAATGAACTATTCTGATACTGCCGACAATATTTCACTTAGTGGGTTTTATGCAGTATGATTTCCGATATAAGTCCAGCCAATGTAACCCACCCGCAATGGATTAGTTTTGTAGAGGGGGCTGACAATCAAGCCCCTGATCCATCCTCCTATCCCTTACATGTTCTAGGTGCGGATCATAATTTAAATAATATAGATGGTGGTGATCCAACTGATGGATTTAGTCCATGGGTTACTGATATATTAGTTTACCCTTCGTCGGAGTACTGGGAGGGCTTATTAAACGGTAATCGCGTAAGACCTTATGTAGATTTAAGTATATCTGAGTATAATACTCTAAGAATTCCATCTGCTGTCCATAATTACGATGTTTATGCAGATAGTGCGACATTCTATGAAGATGTTACTATTGAGGGTGGATTAACCGTTGGCAGTACATCTATGGGTGGACAGGATATGTCCATCCCAAATGATTTGGATGTAGGGGCTGACCTAAGAGTTGTAGGTACAGTTACTGCGGATACAGTACAAGGATTCGCGAACACAAAGATCCCCGTATCGCAAAAGACCGCAAACTTTACTTTCGATGTAGCCGAGACGGGTTACATATACCAATGCTCTCCCGCGGGAGCAAAAATAGACATCACCTTACCCACGGGATTAGACTCCACGCATACAGGAGTTGCCTTTACAGTAAACAATCTACTAGCAGGAAAGACCGTAGAATTCCCAAACCTAACAAACGCCAGAGGAACAGTACTAGGAGAACAGTATTCTTCATGTACTATATATTGGGATGGCTCAGCATGGTATGGAATCGGTGACTTGGTATGATCGTACATCATGGTGGCGTACAAGGGGATGTGTCCACCGCACGGCTTCCTGCTGATGCGTACCCAGCTCTATGCGCGTATTCTTTAAATAGAAAACTCAGGAAGTTATATAACGGAGAATACTTTCGTTATAAGCAGGCAAGTGGAGGGGAGTTTGATTATCCATCCAATACCCCCAATCTTTCTGAGGATGTTTATGTAATTAGGGTATACGACCAGAAGGCGAAGGACGGAGTACCTGTACAGGATCTTGTACAATCGAACCAAAATTTAGCGCCAAAATTAGGTCTTTCTGCGAACTCCTCAGGGGAGGTGGTTTACAAAGCAATATTCAATTTAAACGAATACATGGAGCTTGATACGAATTTACTAAATTCCATAGATCAAGATTTCACAATAACAGTAGTGGGTGAGGGCACTGATGTGCCAAGACCGCTGATTGGCATAGAGGGATCACATCCAGTAACTATTGAGCCTAGTTCCCTTACATCAAGGTTTACTTTCGATAGCAATATAGGGGCAATAAGTGAACAAGGAACCGGAGTAACTCAGTGTAAGTCGGGTTATGATACCGAAGAGTTGACTTATAAAATATCCGTAAGGGCATCCGACCAGGTTGGTTATAAATCCATGCCCACACTAACTACATCATTTACAAACTTTTATGTGGGTAAGCATGAAAGCAGATTCTACAAGGGAGACTTTAGTGAGATGACTATTCATCTATCGGAACTAACACAACTAGGCGCTGAACAATTATTTTCAACTACAAGGACAGAATATGGCTATTGAGACATTAGGATCGAATGGAGATGATTACGCTGACTCTATTGCAGACAAGCGTGTTTTTCTTCGCAAAGATAATGAAAACGCAGCTGGAGAAGACCAGCCCCTGACATTTGAGCAAGTTGATAATAACTTCGAGCTTTTGCGAGGTAAGATAAATGAGCTTGTCGCGAAGGTGAATGAGTTGGACAGTTAGTGTCACACGAATTATAATGTAACAGGGATGTTCGAACTGGTAACAATGTTTTTCACTGCTGGCGGGAGCGCAGCTCTGGGGTCTGTACTAAAAGGGGTATTTGGTGCGATCAATGACTCCCGTCAGCAGAAATTTGAACTAGAACTAGCAAGGGAGGCAAGGGGCAATGAATTCGCACTTAAATTTCAAGAGCAACTTAACAGCGGTGAAGGCGGTATGTTCACTCGTGCTACTAGGAGGCTGCTCAGCCTCATATTATGCGGCACCTTGTCCTGCGTTGTCATCCTCTGCACCCTCTTCCCCAGTGCAGAAATCATCACCCTCACAAACCCAACAGGAGAAGGAGCAACCGAGTTTTTATTTGGATTATTCTCGTTCCCTGCTAAACAGTCGCCCGTTGTGGTTACAACAGGACATTTAAGTTTGTACTTTGTGGTTTTGTTGAGCCCGATGATTTTAGGATTTTATTTCACTCCCGGAGGCAGGAAATGACTTGGGCAGAATTTAACGAAATTGTAAGAACTTACCTTTTGGTGGATAGCCAAAGAAAGGGCAAGGGTGTTCAGGAGTATATAGATAGAATGATTGTTGCGGGATCTATTGACATGCAACGATATGTACCTGGTATTCGCGCTAATCAATTTAAGTACTACTCTCCATCTACGCTTGTTGAGCCTGATCCATCGGACTTGTCTTCAGTCAACTCGGAAGATGTTGATGTTCATCAAGGCGAATTCATAACCGCTAAAACAAGAATAAAGCAGGTTGTAATAAGAAGGATACCAACCGAGGAAAACGAACAATCGGTCTCAAGGTACTTTTACCCTAGAACAATCCCTTGGGAGCAAAGGTTTAATCTAATAGATGGAGGTGTTGCAGAAAGAACAACAACAATACCAGGAAGAATAACCTTCGGCCCCGATAGGTTTTGGTTAGCTCCAAAGCTTCGTGATGACGAGGCAATGTATATATATTTCGAAGGGGAAAACCATTACATTCCTGTTTTTAGAGCAACTGAAACAGAAAAGAATGTGCCTGTTGTTTTTGACGACATGGTTGCTAAAGCAGTCTCAGATTATGTTAAGTCACATTTAGCTAGGGAGGTGGACAATGATTTGACCCAGTACGCATCATACATGCAAATGTATCAAAAGGCACGGGCTCAAATATATTTAAATGAAAAAGAATACCAAAGCTCCTCTGTTGAGCAAATAATCAGCAGTGGTGTCGGAGGAGGAGGATTTGTAGTAGGATGAGCAGTAGGACAACCTTAAAGACATATTTTTTAACCGGGTCGACTCCAACAGAGGCGCAGTTCGCTGACTTAATTGACAGCGTACTGGTGCTTGAAGAGGATTTGGTGGATAACTTTTTAAGTACATCCACAACAGATGCGCTCACCGCAAATGCAGGCAAAATTCTAAATGATTCCATAAGTTCAATAGACGCAAGAGTTACTGAGCTTGAGGGTGCATCGACTGAATACTTATCTGACTACTATACTAAAACTGATATTGATTCTCAGATTGCAACACTCAATGCAGAGCTAGGTAATAAAGCATTTGTTTCCCAGATAACATCCCTGGAGTCAGAAATATCTAGCCTAGAGTCTTCTATATCAGGATTTGCCCTCACAAACCATTCCCATTCGATTACTAATGTAGATGGGTTACAGGATGCTTTAAACTTAAAAACAGATAAGACTTATGTAGATAATCAAATATCTGTTTTAAGTAGTGCTATAGATGCAATAGATGGAGTTGATTCTTCGCACCTAGATGACTACGGGGCTCTCGTTGGTAGAGTGTCCACACTGGAAACAGATGCTTCTAATTATGCCACCACGAGTGATCTGGCATCGAAAGCTGATTCAGTGCATGGCCATACGGTAGCCGACATATCTGATTTAGACTTAAATCAGTATTATAATAAAGCGTCGGTCGATGGTTTATTAGCCAATGTAGAACCTAAAGAGCATACTCATCTTGAGGCAGATATTACAGACTTAGATAAGTACACGCAGGCACAAACCAACCTACAGATACAAGATCACTCAGGCAAAACTGATAATCCACATAGTGTAACAAAAGCACAGGTTGGACTAGGTAATGTAGAAAACTTAACAGTAGCTGAAATCTTTACCCACCCTGATGCCCCAACCATTCCATCGGGGGATTTGGATGGAGCCTTAAGCACGCATATTGCAGACGCAAGCAACCCTCATGCGGTGACCAAGTCACAAGTAGGTTTAGGTAATGTTCCTAATATAGATGTAAATAGTCTGCTAGATTCTCATATAGCTGCTACCGACCCGCATGGAATAATCAGTCAGGTAACTCAAAATTTCTACACAAAAGCAGAAACACAGACAAAGATTGAGGAAAACTATGACGCCCATAGGTATGAGTATAAGCCAACCGATCCAACTGATTCAGGTGGTGCAATCGGTGACATAGCTTTCGATAACACAGGAGTATATTTTAAATTCGGAGGAACAGACTGGAGGCAAGTAGTTGCCAGTAAGGTATTCAATGACGGAACACCTGGTAGTACTACCGAGATTGAGACTCCAAAACTTGAAGTAAAAGACGCAAGTGGAAATACATATTTTACTGTAGACTCAACAAGTACTAATACAAGTACCACGGTCAATACCACCAATCTTTTTGTAACAGGTGGGTCAACCACTACTAATTTATTTGAAGTAGATGGAGCTACCTCTGTTACGAATATAAATACAAACAATCTATCTATTGCGGGAACTACCAATATAGCTGGCTCCACCACTACGGTTGGACTGACATCTACAAGTGGAGGTACTTTCACTGGTGCAGGAGTAACTATAGGAACAGCTTCCAGTAATCAAAATCTTACCACCAACGGAAACGTTACTACTACCGGGACTACATCCACCGTTGGAATTAGTTCTACCAGTGGAGGTACTTTTACTGGATCAGGAGTAACCATAGGTACGGCTAGTGCGAACCAAAATCTTACAACTAATGGGAATGTAACTACTACTGGTTCCACCTCTACGGTTGGGATTAGTTCTACCTCAGGAGGCACATTTACTGGGGCAGGGGTAACTATAGGGACAGACTCAGCTAATCAAAACCTTACGGTTAAGGGTTCCACATCAACTGCTGGCGTAACATCTACAAGTGGGGGCACGTTTACGGGGGCAGGGGTAACTATAGGTACGGCTAATTCGACTCAGAACCTTACCGTAAATGGCGATACTACCACCACGGGTTCCACCTCAACGGCCGGGATTACATCTACATCGGGGGGTACATTTACGGGAGCTGGTGTAACTATTGGAGCAACTAATGCGACTCAGGACCTTACTGTAAATGGTGATATAACTGCTAGCGGTAACCTTACGATCAATGGAACAACCACAACTATTGATACCACCAACCTTGTAATTGAGGATAATATAGTTGTTCTTAATAAAAATCAGACAGGTACTCCTGCAGCCACATTAAAATCAGGTATAGAGGTTGAGCGTGGAGACACAGCAAATACAAAAATTTACTTTGATGAAGCCTCAGATAATTGGAAGGTAGATGTGGCTGGTACGATAAAAACAATAGCGTTTACTGAAGACCTCTATTCTAATTGATGGCAAAAAAAAGATATAAAAATATAACTATTCACCCATCACAGGGTGGCCAGTTAGTTGGTTCTGCGTCTGATGATGTTCCTTTATCTCAAGCCACAAATTACCTTACTTCATCTGCTAATTACACGCAGAAGCTAAATTTTAGAAGGGAAACTGATGGTGAGCTAAGAAGGGAAGGATGGGACTTATTTAATCCCACCGGAAATGATGATGCCTTGAATTCTGATTATCCTATACGGGGCATGTATCAATTTACGGGAACTGATGGAACTCCTGTCCTTATAGCGATTGCGGGAGGTACTATCTATAAGCTATTATCTGGAGACAGAAGGTACGCTATTGATTCAAGTGATATTCTAAACACATCTCCAGTGCAGGAATACGCAACAGAAGATGGGCTTGATGCACCCGAGACATTAAGGGATGTAGACTATTTTAGTAACGATGCTGATGACTTTACTTGGCAACCAATAATGCACCCAACAAGAAATGTGATAAATTATCACATGGACTCAAAGGAGTCGGATGGCACATACAAAGACCCATTTGAGGGTGGTGCATACAGATGGGAATTTATTGAGATTCAAAACCATTTAATAATTAATAATGGAATCGATTTACCTGTAATCTACAAAAGCGAATGGAGTTATGTAGTTCCCCTGTATGGATTACGAGAAAATGGGGTAGTTTCCGTTGGAACAATAGGTAAATTTCAGGACAGATTAGTATGTGGAGATTTAACACTAATATCCTCAGGGTATGATAATTGGTTCAAGTATGCCACTAACCCATACGGAAAAATAATTCCCGATGTCGATGAAGGCGAGGATTGGGCTGATTTAGGCTATAACACCGATATGCCGGCCGCATCCGTGCAGACACAAAGATTTCAATATCGAATAATCTATTCTTCTGAAGCCGACCCAAAGCTATTTAATACAGGCGTAATAGACCCAACAACCAACACCATGATTCCCGAAGGCGGGGGTTTACCAGGTGACTTATTTATATCAAATGGAACCTACACATTCGTGCAGGATTATAATTTTCCTATTGATGAGCCAGGTTCATTATATCGTACATTTTTCAATGGCAACTATGGGGATGTAGACCACATGTCTATTTACTTCACGCCCTCAAGTGACTCATCCTATGAGTCAATTAGTGCAATTAAGTATGATAATGAGAACTTTGCATCTACAGAAAGAAGCTCTGCGATTAATTCTTTAGTTGCCAAGTATGGAGTGCGAGATGAGTTGGATACGGTAAATAAAGGATTTACTGAGGCTGAAATCATTACCCAGATGATTACATCCATAGGGTCATTATCTTCAGGTATATTTATTAGTTCTTCTGGAACTTTAATTGATAAGAATCAATCTAATGTAGTATTACTTGATCCCACTACAGGGCAGCCGTTGATTGACGGAAAGTATCGAGTGGTTATCCGACCTTATGTAGAGCAAATAAAGAAGCCAGCGGCATTTTATGAGCTTGTCCAAGATGGATCCAGGGTGACAAAAATAAAAGAACTAGCAGACAAGCTCGTTGTTTATAGGGATACGGGCTTCTATTTTGTAACCACTACAAATTCGCCTTACACTCCTTTTGCTGTCGATCCACGATACCAAGGGGGCAGGGTTCCTGATTTTCGCCACACAATAATAAATCTTGGCGGGAACCAGCACTTGTTTATGGGAAATAGCGGAGTTTATGTAATTAATAGATCTTCCGTAGAGCCAAAGGTTGTTGATAAGTTTGAGCTTGGCCCGCCTTTCTGGCAAATGGTTCCTCCGGAGTTATCGGAATTTGTATATGCTGTGGATAATCCAGTAACTAGGGAGATATTTATAAATTGCCCTATTGGCTATAAGGAGGATTCTGCAGGAAACTATGTCGATGAGTTTGGTGAGCAAACTAACAATCCTGTAATAAATTGGGGAGTTATTGCGTATGATTATGTAAATGAAACATTATCACAGATAGATGCCTCATTTACCTCTTGCTTTACCATCAGGAGACCAAAATACAACAGAGTCGGCCCGGATGAGTTATGGTTTCTAATGGCAGTTCATCAGGCTTGGGATAATACAAGTTTGTATATTGGGTCTGATTACCGAGAAGACGCAAGGTATGGGGGTTGTATCGTGAGGTATGGTTATGGCCCTCCAAAGAGGGGTGAGACCAAACCGTACAGAATATATAACAGAATTGGTTATGGTTATCGGTCTGCGATCAAGAGCGGATTGATAGATTTTGGTGATTCTTTTTCTGATAAAGAAATAAGATCTTATGTGTTAGAGTTATCTTCTAAGTACGGAACAACTCCAGTAAAAGTTAGGATAAGCACAAATACTGCACCACAGGGCACAGAGGAAATACAGACCCTAGGTGGTGGATTAGACTATGTTATTTTAAATGATATAGTAGATGAAAACATGATCCCCCTTCTTATTCAGGCTCCATATCTAAGGGATCAAGTTATAGTAGAGCCTACCTATGAGCATTTTGGATATACTGAGTATGGATATGTTAAGTCAAAGATAGGTAGTGACAGGTCGAATATTTATTATTGGGACGATAACCTTCCATTGGTAATAGATAACCCAGTTAAGTTAGTTGGAAGAACATTTGAGGTTAGTGGGATTGATACGAGATCAACTACACAAACAATTAATCAAGGATGACGGATATACTGCCAGTTAATACATTTCAGCGCAACACGGAGCCTTCGTTTCCTGATAATGATGCCTTACCCAAAAAAGGTGAAGATGAGAAGAAATTCGATAAAAGATTTAATGATTGGTATGAAGACTTAAGAATAAATCTCGATCGAGTTCAGGATCAATTAACAATATTCTTTCAGAAAGACCTTGCTGATGGATTAAGAACTCAGGGTGACTCAACAAATTTAGCCATTTCAAACCTGGACTCTAGTGTCACTAATACAATATTGGAGACAAATCAGACACTAGAAGTAACGAATCAAATCTTGCAGTCTGTGCGAGATAATTTATATTCAGTGTAACACGAATAATATTGTAACATGCCTCAGCCGAATAGATTTGTAACCGCTCGAATAACATTTCGAAAGGGGAGTACACAGGAGTGGGAGCAGTATGATCCTGTTTTGATGGCCGGGGAGCCCGCTTATAATACAAATCTTAACAAATTAAAACTAGGAGACGGCACAAGTAAGTGGTCTGAACTTTCTTATCTCGAGGGATTGGGTGGTACCGAATGGTCAAATGATGGATCTAACCTATTCCCTAGTTTTATAGAAACAGCAGGTGATGCAATAGATTACCTTATGTATCATCATGATTTGCTTGAGGATAATGCCCTCGCATACTTTCAAGCAGGGATAAATGGGGACGTATTTAATCAGCTATTTGAGCTTACTGTAACAGCAAATACAGGTGGGTCAGCCTCAATCACAGGATCGGACAGAAATTACAATTCATATCCAGATGGCGAGCAGGTTGAAATATCTGCTGTTGCATCCAGCCCATATACATTCTCCGGGTGGACTGGATTACTTGCAGGTGAATCAAACACAGCAACCACAACGATTACGATGTCGGAAGCTAGAAACCTAACTGCGAATTTCGCATCATGAGTACATCTTTTAATCCTGGTGACACATTTGTTTCCCTATACGACTACGCAAAGATTTATGGTGCAGTAGCGACTAGTGGTGGTGGTGGTTGGAGCTACAGTTACCCAATATTTTTTCCTGAGGGAGAAACCGCAGAGCTTGTACGAATTAATTACTTTTACACTTCATACAATTACGAGGTTACCTATAATGGTCAAACTAGGTATTTAGACCCAGCAGACCTAGGCACATATTATGAGCTTTATGTATCAGATACAGAAAAACCAGTAATCACTCTAACAGGTGATGCTAGTATAACTCTAACGCAAGGAGATACTTACACCGAGCAAGGTGCTACATGGACAGACAATGTAGATGGTTCGGGTGACGCAGTAGTAACAGGATCAGTAGATACTTCTACGGTTGGTACATATACTATTGCTTACAATTACACAGATGCCGCTGGAAATGTGGCTACTGAGGTTACTCGTACTGTAGATGTTATTGCAGTAGGCCCTCAATTCTCCACAACATACAACTCTGGTGTTACACTAAGTAATAATAATACAACTGCTGAGACAAGTACTACGACTTTCCGCAGAGCAGTTAGTTCAATATCTGCTTCAAGTGGAAAACTCTCCCTTGAGTTCACGATAGATAAAATTGCTGCTGGTATATTTCTAGGCATCACAAGTGAGGAGAATCCAGATAGCTCCAATGTATTTATTGGTTCATCTAGTAACTCACACGGAATATATGCCCGACCAAACTATGGTTATGTTCAGGAGTATAATCCAGGGACTGGATCATTAGGGGATATACCTGCAAACTTCAACGTAAATGTAGTTGAAGGAGATACTATTGCTTTTACCTTTGATGCGGATAATGGAAAAATTCATTACTCATTAAATGGCGGCGCTGCATTTGAAATGCAGGGTGAAGCAGTTCCTGCTGGTACATATTACCCAGTCATTGGTAGTGGAGCCGCTGATAAAACAGTAATTGCCACAATATCTGAAGGTGAGGATATTAGTATTTCGACTGACAACTCAGGCGAGATTGCATTCTCCACGTCATACAACAATGGTGTCACGCTAAGTAATAATAACTTAACCGCTCAGACTGGTACGTCGACTTTCCGCAGAGCAGTTAGTACAAAAACTATTTCAAGTGGAACATATTCATTTGATTTTACAGTAGATACGATTGGTTCGGGTATATTTTTAGGTATTACAAGTGAGCAGAACCCAGCCGCCACTAATACATTCATTGGCGCATCTAGTAATTCCTACGGGATATATGCACAAGGCGGCTTAAGTTATGTTACAGAGTATGTCCAATCTTCTTCCAGCCAAAACTCCCTTACTCAAGTACGCAGTGGAGATACCGTTACTTTTACATTTGACGCAGATAATGGCACGCTTGATTACTCAGTTAATGGTGGGACTTCTTATCAAATAACAGGAGTAGCTAGTGGTACATATTACCCGGTTATTGGTGATGGATCTGCATCTAGTACGGTAACCGCCACAATATCTGAAGTTACTGTACAGCAACCCACCGAAATCTGCCCACAGTTATTACAAAAAATTGTAGCATCAGATGGCTCTAATGGTGATCGTTTTGGTATCAGTGCCAGCATTGATGGCACACGACTAGCAGTTGGTGCGCATTATGATGATGACGCTGGCACCGACAGTGGCAGTGTATATATCTACGAGTTACAAAATGGTGCATGGACACAGACCCATAAGTTTCAGGGTAACGACACTGTAGCTAATGATCGTTTTGGTCGCAGTGTTAGTTTGGATGGCAACCAACTAGCAGTTGGTGCGCATGCTGACGACGACGCTGGCACCGACAGTGGGTCAGTTTACATCTTTGAGTTACAGAATAATTTGTGGGTACAAACCCATAAGTTTCGTGCCACAGACACTGCGGCTAATGACTATTTTGGTATCGGCGTTAGCTTGGAAGGTGCACGACTAGCGGTTGGTGCACATGATGACGACGACGCTGGTACTAATAGTGGATCAGTTTACATATTCGAACTGCTGAATGGTACGTGGACGCAGACACACAAGTTTCAGGGCAATGACACTGTGGCTGGTGACCGTTTTGGTAGGTCTGTGAGTCTGAATGGTGACCGACTAGCAGTTGGTGCGCATCCTGACCATGAAACTAGTTCCGAAAGTGGGTCGGCGTACATCTTTGAGTTGCAGAATAACTCGTGGGTACAAATCCATAAGTTTCAGGGCAATGACACTGCGGCCGGTGACTATTTCGGTATTGATGTGAGTCTGCTTGGTACACGACTAGCAGTTGGTGCACATGCTGACGATGACACTGATGCTAATAGTGGTTCGGTGTACATATTCGAACTACTGAATGGCACCTGGACACAAACACACAAGTTTCGCGCCACAGACACTGTGACTAATGACTATTTCGGTGTCGGTGTGAGTCTTGATGGTGACCACCTAGCAGTTGGTTCATTATTTGGTGATGACGCTGGCACCGACTCAGGTTCAGTTTATGTTTACTCATTGAGTTGTGAGCCCGTACAACCAAGTCGTGAAGATATAGAACTGCTTATTCAAAGTAACACCACTGACGGTAATACTACATTTACTGACTTAAGTTACAATAGTCGTTCAGTATCAGTTCTCGGGGACACACAGCATAGTACTACCGAAGCTTACTTGGGTTCTACGAGTATGGCTTTTGATGGCACAGGTGATTATTTACAGATAGGAGATGAAAGTACATTCAAATTCCTGCATGATGGCACCACTGATTACACAGTAGAGTGCTGGGCAAATCTATCAGACTGGGGGGACTCAAGTAATTGGGGGGGGAGTGATTTAAGGTCGAGCATTATAGCGACAGGTGGAAGCACGACTTCGTTGGGAATTGGTTTATGGGCAGGTACTGATGGCTTCACTTTTAGGATAACAAGCGGGGCCCAAGGGAGTCCAGTTGTCAACATTACTGGAGGAACAGTAAATTTCAACACATGGTATCATATTGCAGTATGCCGCAATTTCAATACGTACAAATTATTTGTTAATGGTGTATTAGTGGGAGAATCTGTTGGGGGCTCTCATTCTACTGCAAATTCATACCACGCACTCCGTGTAGGAAGACATTCATGGCCCAATGGCACCCTTCAGTATGATGGATACATTCAAGATGTTCGCATCAGCAAAACGGCTGTTTACCCCGGAGACTTTACCCCACCCACCACATTAAGTGTTGCTGTGACACCTCCAAGTGAGCCAACTTGCGAAGAAGTAGTTTTACATATTCAACCTTCTTCTGGAGATACGATCACTGATAAAAGCGGTAACAATCATGAGATCACTGTAGTTGGTGATACAGTTGTGGACAACACTGCCACACTGTTTGGTGGTGGAACAATCAATTTTGATGGTAACGGAGATTATTTGACAGTATCAAGTAGCGACACACTGGCGTTTGGTACCAGTGACTTCACCATAGAAGCTTGGATTAAAAGCGATGGATCAGATTATTTCACCATACTGCAAAATCTGCCTCATGGTAATGTTGCTCAGCTAGATGATTGGTTCTTCGGTGCTAATACACTTGGAGTGATCGGCTTCAGCATGCATGGTAATAACACTGCTAATCGGGTGGAGACCGGTTTAGGAGTATTTAAATTTGATGGGCAGTTCCATCATGTGGCATTCACCAGAACATCAACTGGTTGTAGCATCTGGTACGACGGTCAGCAAGTAGCAACCAGTGACGCGCTCAACACATGGAATTTCAACAAAATTCAGGACCACACAATCGGTTATCGGGTGACTCCTAATTATTCCAGTGGAGCCATACAAGACATCCGCATCAGTAAAAAAGCGGTCTACACAGGCAACTTCACTCCGCCAACGAGTTTACTGAATTTTTGTACATTTACCACACCAACAGTCATAGACACGGGCTCTGGCTATACTTCTCCGGGTACAGATGTTCCAACAACAGGCGGCTCAGGAACAGGCCTTAAAGTTAGCTACGATGTGAATGATGACGGAGGGGTAAAAGACCCAACTATTACAGATGATGGTACTGGTTATCAGGATGGAGATGTTGTTGACATACCTGGCGGGACTGAGCCTGCAAAAGTAGTTTTAACCACATATACGGCACCACCCGCAGGAACTGATACGAATTCAATTCTTTTTAAAATCGGCCGTGCTATTAAGACAGCAGAAAATCTTTCTGTTGGGCTTAATAGTGTAACTGGAAGTTACCAAGATTTCCTAAATGGATATGGTAATACAATTCCGGATGGAGGTGGTACGGATGGTACGGATGGTACGGATGGTACGGATGTACAACCTGAAGTTCCGTATGTACCCGACCCATACTTTGATTTAAATAATTTTGTTGATGAGGTCGGAGCGCATCACATTTATTTTTTAGTGCCCTATACTAATACGAGAACGGGAACAGCAATTGAACATCCTGCAGGAACAGTATTCCGCACGACGGGAATAAGTCAGGATCAAACGCTAATTAGGGCAGAAGACCCTGATAATCCAAGGGATTATCCTTACACAACCCACTCGACTAATATATCAAGTGGGGTCTGGTCGTGGTTTAACTTGTCTAACAGAGGGACACAGTGGGAATTTGCGACCACTGGAACTCCAACGGAAGCTCCATAATGGCAACAGAAGATACAGATCTATTTAAAGTTGGAAGCTTTATAAAATCAGAAATTTCAACCATTCTGGATAGCTCGACAGAAACCAATCAAGAGCTTCTGGATTTAATAAATTTAAGAGCAACGACTGTGTCCCTTGAAAATGTAGAGGTTCGGGTAGAGGCTCTTGAAACCGAAATAGACGGAGGGACATACTCCTAAATCAAAACAATCAACTAATCATAAATCATGGCTATTATTAAACTAACTCGCAAGACCAGCACGGGTGATGGAACTCCTCCGCAAGCAACTGGTCAAATCTCATGTAACACCGCAGACGGAAACCTATTCTTGGGTAACACCGCAGGAAATGGCACATTCAAGTTCATTGACGAAACGCAAGTAAACACTGCGATTTCCACGGCTATTGGTGGCTTGTCATCCGCATTTGAGTACAAAGGCGCTCAGGCAGGTAACGGGCAAGCATCCACTGACGCTGCTTCTAGTTCCACAGAACTACCTGCAAGCCCAAGTACAGGGGATTATTACAGAATCTCCACAGCAGGTTTTGTAATGCCCGATGGTGGTACTGATGCCACTGATTCATTTTTTGTAAATGTTGGTGATGCAGTTGTCTACAATGGCACATCCTGGGACACCATTGATAACACCAATAGTGGAGTTAGTGCCGCAGATTCAGGTGCTGATATTTCAGTTACCGGATCAACTGACGCTGGTTTCGTTATTGGATTTTCATCAACCGCCACTCTTGATCAAGCTAATCAAGTGGTCGACGGTGGAACTTATTCCTAAAATTGGCTAAGATACTTCCAAAAAGGTCTAGTACTGGGGGCGTTGTCCCTAGTACTAGCAACCTTGCGGATGGTGAGATCGCCATCAACTACGCTGACCGAAAAATATATGGGAGGTCAGGTAATGATATTCTTGTACTTGCTGATATAAATCAGTCAAGCGTAGGAGGGGCTTCGCCATTTGCATTTGCAGCATTAACTCAAACCACACCATCTAAGCAGTACACGGGCATGACTGCTAGTGCAATGACCTATGTGTCTGGCACAAGTAGTTATATAGACTTCACATTTGACTCAGCTCAACCCAACACAGATTACGCCGTAATGACGGATTACGAGCTAACTGACTTTGGTGGCATGGATGTAACAAATAAAACCGTCAATGGATTCAGGGTAAACTTTTATGATACAGGCGGAACAGAAGTTTCGGACACCAATTTAATTGGTACATATCGCCCAATAATTATGGTTTACTCCTCCAATTTATCATCGGGTGGTGTTGGGTCTACTATGCAATCTTTAGCAGTAAATTTAATTCTTAATTAGTCATGGCTACACCAAACATAAACGACGCAACAAAAAACATAACAGGATACCACACGGGTGTTGCTGTAGGCACAACAGAAACGGCATTGATCAATAATGCAGCATCAAGTGGAAAGCTTATGCGTGTTGCGGGGGTTTATGTATCCAATATAGATGGCACAAATACCGCAAATGTAACAATCAAGTTATACAACCAAGGAAGCTTGGGAGGGACTGCGGTTCACTTGGCTAAAGATATGCCCGTCCCTGCGGGTACTACACTACTGGTTTTAAATAAGGATGCCCCGATTTATCTCCGAGAGGATTCAAGTATAGGTATTACCGCATCAGCAGATGGCGACCTAGAGTCTGTTATTACATACGAAGAAATAGCCTAATGAGGTGGAACGGTTCCAGAATTGGTGCACACCAAGAACCCACTAAGGGACAAAATAGAGGGATGTATGATTTAAGGAGCATGAGTTTGTACCACAAGGAGGATAAGTGGGCTAATCCAGCACCTGGTCCTGAGTGGACTCCTGCAAATAGTACAGCAATAGAGGGCTGGTGGGATGCGAGTGATTCATCCACAGTAACCACTAGCGGATCAGAGGTTACAGCGGTAACCGATAAGAGTGGCAACGGGTACACACTAGAACCACTTACTAATAACTCAACAGGGCCAAGCTATGGAACCAGAACTCTGAATGGACTAGATGTTTTTGAGTTTACGGGTGGAAATTACAATGTCCTTGAGAACAATTCCTTCGCATGGGATCAAGCAAACAATGCTCTTGGTTTTGCTGCTATTTACCGACTAGATGACGATGGATTAAGTGAACAGGACTTTTTGTTAAGTGGGACAGACTCATCTACTCGTATTGCTATTAGAAGACTAACAGACAGCCGTTGGCAAATTCTTAATTCAGGTGGAAGTATCACAACAACTTCAGCACTAGGAACAGAGCCCGTAACCCAAATGATGGTCGCAAGATTCAATGCGGGAAGTTCATCCATTCGCATTGATGGAACAACGGATGCTTTTGGAACTATAGGCTCAGTCGCTTTTTCATCCATTAATATTAGCGGAAACTATTTAGAGCAACAAGGAGTAGAAGGTTTTATTGCCGAGATGGTTTTCTTCAGCGACTTAACTGAAACCCAAAAGATCGAGGGATACCTTGCTCACAAGTGGGGGCTGGATGGCAACCTGCCGTCTGGTCACACTTATAAATCTTCAGCCCCACAAGCATGAAATTTACTAAATAATTATTATGAGCGATCCAAGCATAGTACTATATCAAATGGGTGAGGCGGTAGCCGACAAAGTAGAACTCGGGAAGACAGAACTCCTTGCAGGGACAAACACGTGGACTGGACTATCAAATACATTCAATGAAAATGTAACCATTGGGGACTTGGCGATCACCGACAAAACATACGGAGATGTACAAGTTGGTGATTTATCTGACTTTGAAGCAGGTTTGGCATCTTGACGAAATCTGTAACACGAATTAAATTGTAACAAAGGTACACAATGGCGGCAACATCTACAGTAACACAAGCATCAGGTCACTCACACACGGCTACTTCCACTGCGATGAAGTATCGGACGACGAATAGTGGATCACCACTAAGTCACCAAGATGTTGATGATAACTTTGAATTATTAAGGCAGGCAGTTAATGGAATCATTGGGGACATTGACGGCGTTGTAGATAAAGATGTACTTACAAATGTTCCTGCAAACGCAGTATTTACTGATACAACATACTCAACCGCCACAGCTGACACTGCTGGGTTGGTAAAAATTGGATACACCGAGAGCGGTAAGAATTACCCTGTAGAATTAAGTAGCGGTAAGATGTTTGTAAATGTTCCATGGGTGGATACAAACACAACATATTCAACCGCTACAGCTAGCACTGCTGGACTGGTAAAAATTGGGTACTCTGAAAACGGGAGAAATTACCCTGTGGAGTTAAGCTCAGGTAAGATGTTTGTAAATGTTCCATGGGTGGATACAAACACTGATACCAATACCACATATAGTGCGGGTACTGGATTAAAATTATCAGGCACTACATTCTCACTAGATAACTCCACCCCAACATCTATTACTTCTGCTCCTGATGGTATAACGGGTGGGGCTTTGACTTCATACAGAAATGCGGGTGGTACTAGTGTTTCTACTCAAGTAGCTGGGGGATGGTTTCACTACGGAGATGCTCAAGTGGAATTTGATCCTACTGTATTTTTTGATGTTTTTGGAAATAAAGTTCCAGCAAGTGCAAATTGGGCATTACTTACTTTTCAGATGACAAGCACAGGGCTGGATGCAAATGGAAATTCGCAATCCTACCCTGCGGCAGATGTAAGTGTGTCCCTTGTTCCCGCACCTCCTCAAGGAACTAGTTTTAATAATCGTAATACTATAGTTAGACGAGAAAACCAAGCAGGAACGACTATAACAACAACAGGCCAATCACTAAACACTAATTTCACGGTTGGTACATGGGCAAGTACAGGAGGTACTTATAGTTTTAGTTCAGGTTATCAATTTGCATCAACCAACTTATTTGGTTCCGGGGGTGTGACAAATTTAGCTACTGTTATTGTCCCTATAAATCATAATGGAAGTAGAAGGTCGGTTCAATGCCAGGTGCAGTTCGCTAGGGACTCTTCAGGTAATGCGGTTCACCAATATGAGTGCAGTGGGTGGAACCTGTGGTTTACGGGGTATTTATTATGAATAAAGATCAAAGATTCTTAGATGCCTTGCATCTTATTTGCAAGGAAGCAACGGGTATACCAATGATGCTACTAGGTGCTGGCGAAGATTGGTATGACATGATTAAATACAAGGAGGAGCCACAAAATCCTCCCACCCGAGAGCAGATACTTGACGCATGGAATAATGATGTGAAGTACAGATTTGCCTTAATTGACCTAAAAAAGAGGAGGAATAGATTACTAACTGACTCTGACTGGGTTGTTTCTCGCTCCACTGAGAGGGGTGAAGAAATCCCGCAGGAGTGGAAAGATTACAGGCAAGCACTACGGGACATAACCATTGGTAATGAAAGGCCAGAAGTTGATGAGCATGGGTATGCCACCTTTAGGGATATAACATTTCCTACCCCGCCGCAGTGAAGTGCATTTAAAAACAAAAATTAGGCCTGCAAAAATATCTGAGCTTCCTAAGATTGGGGAGCTTGTATTAAATGAATTTGTAGCAGAAACTCACTCACATATTCCAGAGTTGGAGTCTAATGGGGATACATCATTAGATGGGTTCGTGTCTGATTTTAAATCAAGGATATTACAGGAAATTCCTACTGCCGTATTTATCGCAGAGCGAGGAGATGAAATAATTGGAGCTGCCGCAGGAAGTGTATCCAAGCATCCGTGGGCTAACCTTATGTGGGGATCTGAGGACTTTTGGTATGTAAAGAAAGAGGAGCGTGGTACCTCCATTGGTATAAAACTTTTCAACAAATTAATGAAATGGTTTGAGGATCAAGGAGCTAAAAGGATCCACATGACCCATTACCACTGGAACGAAAAAGTATCAAAGTTCTACAATAGAAAAGGTTTTGTGCCTTTTGAAATAAGTTACGTAAAGGTTGTATAATGGCACATAAAATAGGCAGAAGTTTTAAAAAAGAAATCTTGGACGATGCGTTGGGCATCGACGAGAACAAGACCTTTGGTATTTCAAATAAGACATTCGTGGGGAAGGGGTTGGCAAAAGTAACACCCGGTGGTAAAAATAACATATTTGGACAAGTTGGTGACTTCGTAGAAGATAAGGTTACGCAACCAGTCAAGGAAGGTGTAGGCGCTCTAGGTGCATTAGTAACGGGTAAAGCCGCTCGCGATGCAGAACTTCAAGCACTAAGGGATCAACAAACAGCAGTAGATAAACAAACTGCAGAAGGCAACAGAATGGCCCTTGCATCAGACTTAATATCGCGGGGCAAAGGGGCATTTTTTGATATAACTCGCCCGGAGTCGGTTGAGAACTTCCTTATGGATAAAGAAGGGGAATACATGGATCCATTCCCTGACTATTTAAGAAAATCAGGAGACTTTTTATTAGAAGGACTAGAGGGCACTGCAGAAAATCTTGAGAATTATACAGGTACTCCCGATGAGTTAATGGCAGGATTCCAGCCAACCTATGATAAGTTACAGGGTGCCCAGGACTCTGCGGTAGATAGGTTGCAATCTATTTATGACGGTCGAATGGAGAATAAGCTCCAAGGATTCAACGATCAATCAGATCAAATCACACAAGACCTCAAGGGTATAAATCTAAACTCTGCTGACTATATTAGGGACTTAGAGGATAAGGTCATAAATGCTGGTGAAGCATACGCAGATTCGCTTGCGAATTCAGTTAATACACAAGCTGACTTAGCCAGACAGGAGTTCGATGCAAGGCGTGGATTTGCCGACCAAGAGTTTGATGCAAGACGTAGATTTGCTGATCAACAATTTGATGTCCGAGGGACAGGTGCAAGAGCATTAGCTGCCGCGCAACGGTCAGCTGCTGGAGACATGGCTCGGGCTGCTGCAAGAGGCTTAGGTGGAATGCAAGGTGGAACTGGTCAAAACATGGCAAATGCGATGATAGCATCTAGCCTTGGTCAGCAACAAGCTGGAGCCCTAGCTCAAAATATTATAGATAATGAGAGTGCAAGGTATGGTGCCCTTGGAAATATAGAGGGTGCAAGATACGATAAGCTTGGTGATATTGAGGGCGGTAGATATGAAAAGCTTGGTGACATCAATCCAGGTATGGCAGATGTATACCGCAATGAAGCATTACTTGGTAATGCAAACACAAGACTTGGATTCGGAGATGTATTAAGTCAGGCACAAGCAGAAAATCTTGGTTTGGATCAAGGCATGATTGATGCAGACAAGAGCTTATATAACTCAATTATGGGTCAGCAATTATCCAATGTTGGCATGATTCCGTCAATGGGACTACAGAAAGCTATGCTTCCATCACTATTTGGTGAAGCTGCACTTGCGCCACAAGGCCCACTTGCAAGCAAGGTATCTCCTTACACTTCTACTGGTACATTGCCCGCTGGTAATACAAATTACACCGCCCAACCTTACATACCACCTTCTGACGACGGTAATATTTTTGATACCATCGGAAAGATACCTGGTTACATAGATAAAGGTAAGAAGGTTATGGGTGCATTGGGCGGGTTATTTGGAGGTAACGCATAATGGCACAAGCATTAACAGCCCAGTTTGCGTCAGGTAGGCAGGTCGCCCAACCTAGTCAATTCCAAGTTACTCAAGGCCCCGGGATGTCTGGTGGTCAAGTAGCTGATTACCTACGGGGTAATGCACTAAATATTGGTCAACAGATCAATGGGCAGAATGCAAATATGATCAATATTGATCCTGCCTCTGATTTACGGGCGCGCGAAAGATTTACCGAAGCAATGACTCAGTCCACATATGATGCGGATCAAGCCATGCAAAGACAGAAGATGGATCTCGAGGGTCGCATGGCAATGGCAGATGCGCAAAACGCACTCACTAAAGAGTTGGGATATGCACGCATGAAGTCAGCTGAAGATATGCAGAAAGAGTCAATCGCCTCTACTGAAAAAATCAGCTTTGCTCAACTTAGTGAAAAGGAAAAATCAAGGATTGAAAACGCAAGGCAATTTAATTCACAGCAAGAATGGATAAAAGAATCTAAAGGATTAGACCTTAGTGAGGCTGAAGCACAAAGAGTCTGGAACGCAGTAGAAAACGAAAAGAATCGAACTTTTCAGGGTGAGCAAACGGAAAAGAAACTTGAGTCTCAGGAGCGCGTAGCATTTGCTCAGATTGACAATCAATTTAAGATTGCCGGAATGGAGGATAAGACCCGCAACAGGATTGCGGACATGGCTAATAAAATTGATGAGGCAAAGGTTGGCATCATGGAAGCCGAGATTGGTCTTGGTTACGATCAATTAGCTGAAAAGAAAAGACAATTTGATGACAATATAGATCTTCAGTACGCTGAGCTAGATGCGGAAATGCTCAAAGCAGATGATGCTAATAAGCGTATGCTTGAGGTTGCCAAAATACAACTTGAGGGAACGAAGTATAATGTTGATAAAAGTTTCGAGCTGAAATCACTTGAGCGTCAAGACGAAGCAAATCGCGCAGCAAATATCCAACCAGTAGTTGATGACATGCTCGCCAAGGTTATTGCATGGAAGAGCGGGGGTCAGACTGAAAGGGAAGATGAGCTTACAGCTGCGTTTATTATGTCAAATGCCTCAAGGATAAAAGGCATAGATATAACCACCCTTTACAAGCCAAATGGAAATCCAAATCCTGTAGCCATAAATAAGGCAAAGGAGGCATTTTATAGTAATCCTGAAAATGCAAGTTTACGGGATTCAATGAATCAATTTGTGACCTCTGGCATACAGGCAACTAATACGCAAATGAATGAACTTGAGAGGATGGCGTTTCAATACAAAGGCAAGTATGCCCCTTCGACCACACCTCCCGGCAATGCAATAACTGCACCACAAGGTGGCTCAGAAGGGTTTACACCGCAGTTACCACCAGGCTTTAAGGGAATGCGATGAAGAAAGCAGTAATAGCGTTATCAAATGGAGGAGAGGTCGAGGTAGTCGATCAGGCACTCGATAGTTACTATGTGATCATGATGAATGATCGCCTGTCTGATGAAGTAAGGCAGGGTGCGAATCTTAAATTTAATCAAAGACTTCAGGAGCTACAGGGAGAAGTTAAAGCAAGCTTAGGTAGCGACCCAAGGGCTGCCGACATGGTGAATGGAAAGATCTATGTAGCAAAAGGCAACTCATACCAAGACGACCAAATCAGTATAAATGCAAAAAATGCTGGAGAGTTTGTCACTGGCTCTGCCCCTCCGCTTGCAGAATTCCAAAGGGAAAGTAATATACTTTTTGATATTCCTGGAGGAGCGGCCAATTTAGTTGCAGAAAACCCACTTACTGCAGTTGCGGCAACAGGTACTGGACTTTTACTTGCTGATCAGATTGCGGGCAGAACGCTTGATGGAGTTAAACCAACTTTCGACGCGCAAATAGATCCCGATGCACCTAATGTAGGAAAAAGTAGGTCATTCAGAATACCTGAAGGTGGAACGGGAACATTCATACCAAGGGGAGACAGTAAGTTTCTTCCTCAGAATTACTTCCAAACCAATCCAGGTGGACTACCTAATCTAACCAGTTCTAATTATAGCAAGGTGCTACAGGCTATGCCTGACACGCCTGTTACCCCAGCTCAAATTGGACTTGAAGGTCAATCCGCTGGTGCAAAACCCTTAAATAACGCACTTCAGGCGACTGACCCAAATGCCAATAAGGCACTAAACTTACAGCGATTCTATAATATAGAATCCCCGTTATATACACAACAGACCCAAGGTAAGGTGACCGGCCCAAGGGTAAATATTGATGGCGACGCAATAGTTGCTTCACAGCAAAAACAATTACCCTCAACATCTTACATTAAAAATAGGTTCAAGAAAATTGGAAGCGAGGAGGTCGATAGAATTCGTGCAAATCAGCCAAAGAACCTAAAGAACGCATCTCGTCCGACTTCCGATCCTGATGAAGGCAAAAAAACCAGACTACCAAAAGGTACAGGTTTAAAAGCAACTGCAGCACTTGCCACACCTGCAATAATGGCAGCGAGTTATAATGCCTTAACTACAAATCAGAGGAATCGAGACAATCAAGAACAGTATGATTTACTAAAGAATATCTTAGAAAATAATGCAGTCGAGGCAGGTACGGGACAAAGATTATATAGTCCTGCGGATATAGAAGAGGCTATGCAGTTATATGAAGAGCTCCTGAATGCTGGTGCGATAAAGATGCAATGAGCGTAACCGACAAACCACATACTCATGGCGGTATGAGTGTTGACTTTAGCAAACTTACCCCAGAGCAAAGAGCTAAAGTAGAAGAGGTACTGCAACGCAACAATGCTATGCAGGCAATGACTGGGTTTATTGAAGGGGCAGGTAGTGGTGTAGCTGAATTCCAAGAGCAACGAAATAATGTTGAGAAGGCTCAATTTGGAATAGATGAAACAACAAGTGCGGTTGATGGAACACTTGGTTATGCAGTCGGAGGAGCTACCGCCAACGCGCTTACCCCTAAATTAGAGCAACAAGCGATGAAGCAAGGCATGACAAAGCTTGCTCCATTTTTAGGTAGATACATAGCCCCAAGACTTTTAGGTGCGGCAGCGGGGACAACGATGGGGCCAGCAGGAACCGCAGTTGGATTCGTTGCTCCAGAGCTAGCTTTTCAGACCGCAGAAATGATGTCAAATTCCCCAAGAATGCCAACCGAACAAATGCCACAATCCCCAGATAGAATGAGTCAAATCGTACAACAAAATCCACAGCTTGAAGGCACGCCCGATGTGCTTATCAAAGCACTGCAAGGCCCCGGTGTAGGATACAAACCGAACGCCCTTAATGCTAGGTAGATGTGGCAACTATTGATGATGACATTTTTAACCCGCAAGTTGCCCGAGTACGGGCTCGCTTGCAGGCTATCGGCGTTGATCTAAGTACCTTATCCAATAAGGATCTGCTACTACAATTAGCAGAGCAAACTAGAAATCAAGGGGGCGGGTTAGACTCAATAACCGATAAGTTCGGTGAAGGGTTTACCAATCAATACCTAGATATTGTCAATGCACCAGAGCCTGGTCGAGAAGGGTTCCTTGGTGGATTAAAGGAAATACCTGAAGGTATAGGTCGGGGGTACGAAGGCATGAAAAGTACCGCATTGGGCGGTCTTGGATTAGCTGCAGGCACATTAGGGTTTGAGGATGCCGAAGCAAGCCTCATGCAAAGTGCGGCAGAGGCACAACAGCGTGCATCAGAGTACAACCCATCTATTAGTAGGGCATCCGATGTAAGGTGGGATAACCCGGCTGAGGTTGCTAGATTTTTAGCGGGTGGATTCGGTGAGGCATTACCATCTACGGTAGAGGCTGCCGGATCATTCGCATTGGGAGCAGGGGCAGGAGGTTTAGCTGGTCGGGCTGTAGTTAAGAGTAGGCTACGAGAAACTCTTAAGAATGTAGTAAAACGAAAGAGTGCAAGCGAGACAGCAGATCAAGCAATCAAGCGTACATTTAGTACGGCCGGTATGCAGTTAGGCTTAGGTACTAGCTCGATAGGATTAGGTACGGGTGAAATATACACCGAGCTATATCCATATACTCAGCTCGACCCATCTAATAAGGACTATGTATCTCCAGATAAAGCCAAGAGTTTATCCATAGGATTTGGTACATTAGCTGGTTCTTTAGACCTGTTTTCGGCGGGTCTGCAGTTAAATAAAATTATCGGAATCGGAGAAGAGGCTTCCGCTCAGTACCTTAAGCGATTGTTGTATAACTTACCCGAAGGTGTATTTGTTGAGGGTGCTACTGAGGCCGCTCAAGAGTTCATAAACATTGCGGCTGATAAGTATGCAAGAGGTCGTGAACTCACTTTTGCTGGCGAGGAGCTTGAGCAGATGTTTGATGCTGGTGTACTTGGTGCACTAGGTGGTGTTCAGTTTAGTGCAGCAGGTGCAATTCGATTCGGGGACAGTAAGGACAAGTCAGGAGATGACTTGAAGTCCGATAATGAAACCGAATTAGAACAAGAACAAACCTTACCTCAGGACTTTGCTATGGCAGATGAGATTGATTCTGCCCTTGAGGAAATTGAAGCAAAGGAGGAGGAAGATGTTAAGTTCAAGCCAGGTGATCCCGTTGCCGTATTTCGGGAAGGTAGAAAGATTAGCGGAACTGTATCCACCATTGATGATAATACTGCTATTATTGAAACTAAATCTAAGGTAGGTGATAAAGAAGTAACAAGTAGGGTTGAGGTAGATCTTGATACTGAAGGTCTTTTTAATGACGCATTTGTTCCCGAGGAAGAAGACTTACCAGAGGTTGAAGAAGAGGAAGATGTAAGCATTGAAGATGATGAACCTGCGGTAGTAACCGAAGATTTCACATACAATGAAAAAACCACAAAAGTAGAGCCTCAAGAAAGGAAAACTCTTGAGAAGGCGATTAAAGCGTACGAATCATCAGCCTCCAAAAACAACGGGATTTCAAGTAAGTCAGCTAGCCCCAAAAAAGATTTTACGGAAATCACAGGGGTCAATAGTCAAAGCAAGCAGGGGCAAAAGCTACTTACTCAGCTTAAGGAGCTTAATGTTCTCGATGCAAATGGTAATTACAGTGTGCCTACCGCAAGGGATGCAAAGATTGAAGAAGATAACGCGAAGGAGCAAGTAAGACGAAATAAGAAAAAGGTAGAAAGATTATTTGGTCAAGTAAGCGAAGACGGCAGAAAAGTAAAAGTTCCCGATCCTGTCGGGCAAAAAGTAAAACTAAACAATAGCTCAGAGCCATACACCATTACATCCTACGATGCAGACACAGGAGTAATGAAAGCCGAGCAGGTAAATGTAAAAGGTGGAAATATAACCACTCGCCCGATTGAGATTGATGCAACAGGTGCGTACGACTTTCAAACTGGTAAGCGAATAGGTAATGTAACCAAGTTTACAAAAAGAGGTAAGATTGGCGGGGTAAAGCAAATCTACAGTGGGTTCCAAGCAGGCGAGGACTCTAATATACTATTCAGTGAGGAGGCGCCCGAGGGAGGATACATTGGGGGTCTTGGTGGTATATTTACCACAGAAGGGCAAAAGACAGTACTTCTGCAAAACCCATTAGTGATCGACATGAAGGGCGGTCAGGTAACAGAAGAGGATAACCAGATTGCTCAAAGAAATTTAGCTACAGATAATGACGGAGTTGTCTTTGAGAATGTCGGCCCCACAAGAAGGTCAATTATCGTAACAAAGAACCAAGATGGTATATATGAAACCGAGGACAATGCGATCCGTCAGGAGATGTCCAATCTTGGTTACACCGCTAATGAGATTGAGGAAGTATTTCGACCAATAAGTGAGATCACGGGGGATGATCCTATACGCCCATTGATTGGAACGATTGTCGGTAACCATCAATATGAGCAGTCATCTAGGTTCGTGGGCAGTAATATCCCTCGCGAGAAATTAATGGAGGATGTTCCCGAGCAAACCAAGAAGTCTCAAGGTGGAGCTATTGATGATAAGTACTTTGATGGTGACCAGTTCAATGCAATTAGATGGGCATTTGATCATAAACGCCCCCTTTTCACAGGAAAGGCAGTTACTACATTTTCCCAGGTTCAATCCAATAATCTTGGTACCACAGAAACATTTGATTTTGATCCTGACGCTGAGTATGAGTACGAGCAAAGGAGTGGTCAGTATCAAAAGATAGATGCTTCTACCCCAGAAGAATTTGAAGATGCTTTATTTAATAAGAGGCCAAAAGGGGTAAAGCGTATATTTAAAAACAGAAGGCAGGCAACAGGCGGGTATTATGAGTTTAGGTCTGAGGAATATGGCAAGGTTTTTACCATCGGAGATGTAGAGTTTACTAAACCAATACCGGAAGAAAAGAACGCATACCTTCCATTGCTTGAAAAGTCACTTGAGTCAGAAGAGGTTACTATTCTTTCAGTAGACAATAAAATTTCCCCATCGATGACCAAAGGGGACGAGGGGAAGGTGCTTGTTATTTTACGGGCTGACAAAACAAGGAACGGACTGGAAGAAGGAAACATTAGAATTACCCAGCTTGATGATAAGGGGAATCGGGTCTTTGATTCTGTAAAAAGGAACAAAGATAATTCAATTCCTGCAAACAGAAATAGTGTGGTCGCGGACATGGAAGACTACACCATGATTGGGCAAATCAAATTATTCACCCCTCACTCGGATCGGATTGATTTGATGTACAATAATATAGGTGAGTTTACCTCCGATCCTGAGGTTCAAGCAGTAGCTGCCTATAATAGAACTGAAGATAAATTCGTTCCAAAACTAAGTGTCCCTAAGGTTTCGGGAGGCAGAGGGAAAAGACTTAAGGAGTCGTTTTCCGCTATACAGCAAATAGAAAGACTTCAAAGGGAAAAGCCAAAGAATTATAAAAAGCGAATAAATGAATTGAGTCAGATTCTTTCGGAGCTTCAGGTTGAAAAAATCATCATTAGGGACACGAGTACTGGAGCCATTGAGTCTTTACTTAATTTATTAAATACCAAGTTTAGTGTTCAGAATGGTCTCATAGAGGCAGACTTGAAGGACGTACTGTCTATATATAATCAACTTGAACCCGAGCTTCAGCAAAGAATAACGGATATTTTAAATAAAGGTGAGGGCTCAACAGAGGTTACATTCTTCACTGATTTACTGGATAATACTGATGTATCGGATAAAGAGGTAAAAGAAGAAATAAGAAGCCTTGGCAAAGAGGCAAAGTTTCAGGATGTAGATAAAGAATTGCTTTATCTTGCTTTAAGAAATTCACCGAAAGTAGGGGACACTATATCAAGGTATAGTGAGATACACCGGAGATTGATTGGTTACCAGACCCAAGATCAAGACTATGTTAAGACAGTAGTTGGTGGAGTTGAGAACTTAATGAGTAACATAGAGCAAATCAGGGAGGATCTCGGTCTTAGAAAGATTGAGTCAGGACTGGAGAAATACTCCCTCGATCTTCTAGGTAATGTAACCAGGAGTGAGGAGATGCAACAACTCAAGAAGATTATTAGATCAGAGTCGGTTGCTGCGTATCAAGAGCTTGTACAGGAAGGCGTGATTATTCCTTCACCAACTGAGCAAAGAACATATATTGAATGGACTAAATTTGAAATAGGCTCCCCCGAGTATAATGATTGGGTGGAGTTCTCAAAAAAGAATCCACTAAGGAAGGAAAAAAGCTATAGTATACCTGCAATTAATTCTCGTCCTGCTGAAAAATTTATAAATTCAATAGCCAAGAAATTTGAGGAGGTAATAATTTATTCCAGTACAGCTGAGGATATGGCTGAGAAGCGAGATCAAGCAATGGCAAGGCAGGACATACTTGATGCAATTAAGCGAGGCGACTCAGACAACCTTCAATTTAAATCGCTATTTTTGGATTATTTCAAGCATTACACAGAATCCCCTAAATCTATTTCAAAAATAGATGCGCAAGACATGTTTGAGATCGTCGATGATGCGAATACTTTCGAGTCAATTCTAGGGCGGGATATTAAAGATCAGATAAGTAGATTAATATCTGAAATTACAAACTCAGATGAACTAATCGGTTTCGTTAAGGATTATAGTAATGTTATGGTCGGGACTGGTTTCTCCCAGATAAGGAAACAGATAATGGAAAGCCTAGCAAAGGCATACGGAATTCCATTGGGAGACCAGAAGATATGGAAGGTAGGCCCAAGCAAGCAAAGTAGAAGTAAAAAAAGAAAAGGAACAGACGATAAGTTAATTATTGCTGAAACTAAAATTAAGGCACTTGACCAATATAGGATGGATAAGGGTCTTGATATGTTTGATACAAATGTAAGGGCAACTCCAATGACTCGCATGTCCTCAATATACGGGGATTACAACACCAAGTTATTTGTAAATAATTTAGCGAGCATGTTTAGTAATGGCCCGCTCATTTACACAGCTGAGTCGAATCAAACACTACCCAACATGCGAACCATGCCTAAAGGGTTTGTTGACATTACGACTGGGCGTGAAATGGAGCATCCAACCACTCCTTTAAATGAAGAGGATATTGAGAGGGATCGCTCAAGAAGAAGAAAGCAGATCGGTGCGGTTGCATTACCTAGGGAGCATCCCCTTATTTTGTCTGGTAATGAGGAGCAGTTAGCTGATGCAAAGAACGCAATGGAGCGATTCATGGAATCGCGGGAAAGGATTAGGGTTGGCTCTCCATTAACCAACACCATGGGGCCTCACATAAAGCATGGTATTTATACCACGAGGAATTTCACCGCTAAGCTTGCACTCAAGCGAATCCTTGAGATGCCTAAAGCTAATAAGGCAACTAAGTTTTGGGCTCAGGCATTACAGCGAAATAATTCTGATTTAATCAATAATATGACTATCCAGTTTGTAAACTGGAGTGACTTTAGAAAATACGCCACCACTAAAGAAGATCAAATTTCCACAGCTGTATACATTCCCTCTGAAAATAAAATTTTAGTTTCCGATCTGTATTATGATAACTTGGATGTAAGTGCGGACGAGCAACTAGCTGGAGTGCTAATGCACGAAATTATTCATGCCCCTACAAAGCTGGCCATGGATATTGGTTACGCAAAAGCAAACGGGCATAGCTTGGAAACCTTTGCTTCAATGGCACAGATCAAAGACCTGGCAGTTGATGAGGATACCCTTGGAAGAATATACACTAACTTGAATAATGTTGTGCTTCCTGAGTTACGCGAAAAACTAGGTAACGCAGACTATGTACATGGATTGTCATCAGTAGATGAGTTCTGGTCGGAGGTTGCGTCTAATCCAAAGTTTCGTAGAGCATTATCTAAGACAAGATTTTCAGAGCAGACTCGCAAGAAACTGGGAATTAGTAGATCGTGGATTTCCAATGCGTGGGATTATATCAAGGCAATCCTTGCACGTATCTTTGGACTTGAGACAAGCACCGAATCACTCAAGTGGGCAAACGAACAGTTGGATGCCATTATAAATATGGCTCAAGAGCTTACCCCAATGCGCGAGGTGTTAAATGATCTTAATGCCAGGGGTACTGGTCAGCTCCACATGCTTGGTGGCAAGGGGGCAATTCAAGCGTTAGGGGCAGAATATTCATTCGAATGGTTCGATGGAACAACGAGAGTTCTAATAGACCCAACCAACATGAGGATGCAGGGTAGCATCTTGCATGATGGAACAGATTTAATAGACCTGAAGTCCGGTGACAAGTTACCTGACGATAACTTTACCTTAGGCACCTTAATTGATTGGCCGGAACTATTTCAATCGTATCCAGAATTAGAAAGCATGCCCGTCATTTTCAAGGACATGGAAGCCTTGGGATCATATGGTGGTGGTGTTATTAAAATAAGAAAGGGGACTAAGGATTCTCCAATGCTTATCGGAAGTAGATTGGAGCCTGATGGCCATTTTGCAACGGACATAGACATGGATACCCTTAAGGAGTATGGCATAGACTCCGCAGCAAAAAGGGATGCTTATTCTGCGTACCTTACTAGAACACTTGTGCATGAAATACAGCATGCTGTTGATAAAATAGATGGAAACCCAGGTGGGTTTAATGAGGAAAGCCTAAGGTATCTTATGCCTGGCCTTGAAGATACGGCAGCATTTAAACAGTTCAGGGAGATCAATAATATTGGTAAAATAAATCCCAATATGGGCGCCCATATGATTTTATTGGCAACCAGATATAAGGATATACAAAAAGTTTTAGATCAAGGGAATCTGACCTACGGATATACCTTGCTTCCCCATGAGAGGAGTGCGCTTAAAGAATTATTTGAAAACTTAAGGAAAATATCAGCATTAGCTTCTATATCTGGTCGAGTAATTAGTGCTGACCGAAAAAATATGCACCCCGACCTCGCTAGTCTTGTATATAATCACAAGGCAGGAGAGGTGACTTCGCAAGCCTCGGAAGAAATATTTGATGCTAGTTCTTCAAGTGAGTACAGCGAGAGGTTGGAAGAATATAAAAATGGCATAGCCGAGGGGAAAGCTATGCGTCATCCCGCTCTTGATTTCCAGGGCATGATGGCAGATAACGCATGGAGATTAGATTACAGATTATTTCCTGTATTAAGGGAAGTGTTCAGTAAGGCTGGGTCTAATTTAGCTGAGATGTTTTCTACGCAGTTTGAGCATATTTATAAGTTTAACCATGCATCACTCAAAGCAGTCCCCACCCCAGATGCCTCTGAGCGTGTATTTCAAGAAGGAGATGTAGCTGCTATTAATGAGGTGGTTACATTGTTATCACGAGCATACAATAACTTAGCCGCTAAAGGCATGGTCACAGAAAGTCCAGAAGACTTTATAAATAAGTATGCACCCGGCAAGGTTGGTAATGAGAAGTACTATAAAAGAATAAGCCAAGGAATCGAGGATCCGCAATCTATAAGGATTGGAGATCAAGGCAGGAATCAAGTAACAAGAACTCACGCCACCAATCAAGCTATTGACCTCATCTCAATGATGTTAAGGGGTAGGAAGCAGAAAGTCCCTGGCATCTTAGATAGGCTGGACTACGCAGAAAGTCAGATTAAGGACACAGATCAGCAGATCGAAGAATTCAACGAGATGTTTAAGGATGTTCAGAAGCGAGGACTAGCTAGTCCAGAGGACATCGCAAAGACTGTTACTATTAGCATGAAAAAGCTAACTAGGGAGCAGATTGAAGATATTGCAAAACTGGTAAAGAAGCCAATCCGCAAGACCGCAATGGATCTTGATGGCGTAACATCTAGGGATGTCGGAAAGATTCTAAGTAAGGTAACAGATATTGATACATTTGATGACTTTAATCCTCAGGAGATGAATGATGCTATTGAGAATCTTAATGACCCTAAGTTCTCGAAAGACACACCTGAGAGTAAGTACCTAAGGATGGCTATAGTTAAGGTTCTTCAAACGCAAAAGGACTCAAGCTTATTCCTGTATAGAATGTCTACCGACAAACTAGGGGAGGGTGCTGAGCGAACCAAGCTACTTAGGGATATAAATAAAATATTTACTGCTACCAGAGCTGACCTCACATCAGATGGATTCTCATATGAGTCATCCCTTGAGAAAAGACTTAATGGATTAAAGAAAAAGAGGTTAAAGCTCTTAGACTTAGTAGACTTCCAGACCCTCCTTCAGAAGGAAAAGGTAATGCTCAAGGAGTTGCATAACTCAATTAACCCTAGGTATAAGCGTCTTCGTGCAGCTATGGGTGAGCTTGAGCCTACCAATGTTGGGGATGGTGAACCGATCTTAGTAATGCGACTAAATCGTGACGCGGATGGCAAGCCTACCGGGGGGTACACGAAGAAGACAATGGTTATCAGCTTAGATAAGAATGGGGCTATTGATAACCCAGACTTTAATAAGGCTATATCTGAAACGCTCATGTTCAGTCGTGATCCTGTAAATGTTCAGAAGTATGGAGACCAGCCATGGTTTAGAAACATGGCAAGGAACGCACAGGTTGCACTTATGGATCCAACGGGCGGGCTCAAGGATAAATACTTTACGCAAAGAAAAAATTGGCATCTTGGATCCCTTGAGTCAGTTGGTCAGGCAATGGGTAGGTTTGGCCCTGCTGGTAAAAAGATTGCCGGACTTATTACTCAGGTAATTGGGCAAACCCGTGACTTACAAAGTAAAGTTAAAGCATATTCCATATCAGCAAACCGTGCGTTTGTTAGGGTATCTAAAGAGCTAGGCTTAGATGGCCCGAGCCTATACACAGAGGTGTGGCAAGATATGGCATTTTGGTTTGATAATCATCCCGAGTACTACGGACAGGAAGAAGAAGCTTTTTCGCAAATGTGGAAGTGGATGCGGGAAGAAAGACCCATGCACCTCGAAAATGTTAAAGACATGAATCGTGCCCGTGATGCAGTTCGGTTTTGGGTACAGAAGGAAATAGAAGCCAAGAACTATATGCGTTATGTAAACGAGGAGATTCTTGGTAATCGTATTCGTGATGACGAGGTTACGGTTCAGTCAGAACTAGATGGATCACAAGTTGACTTTTACAGAAGACCAATCGATCTCGGTTTTTCAACATGGAGTAGAACATTAAACAATCATGCGATCTCATCGGTTGTTTTAATGATGAGAAATAAACTCAAGGAAGACTCTAATTCTGACAGGAATCGAATAAAGCTATTGGAGAATCTTGCTAATAGCGCAGCTGAGAATGACCTAGAAACTGTTACCGAGATGTACAACTTATTGTACGGTGACCCTCAAGTTGTAAAAGAGTTTGTTGAACCCTTCCTTCTTGGTGGGGTTCGTAGGTCTGCCTTTAGTGGGCCAGATAATGCCCCTGTCGGAAACTCCCAATTTGCATTAGCATGGAAAGAGTCAGGGGGAGATATGATAACCTTCCTTGATAATATATTTGATAACTTCTCAGATACTGACGGACTTGATGCAGAGCAGGTCGAGAAATCAAAGTTTGAGTGGTATGCAAGTTTCTCAAAGCAACTAGATGCTAGGTACAAAAGGCTGGTACGAGCTGACAATCAAGTAGCAAACGAGGCTCACAATGTCATGAAGGCAAGTGAGGCAATTAAGAATACACCCCGATCACTTGACTCAAGGCAAATTGAGTCCAAGCTACCCAAGAAGTTCTTCTACTACGATATTCATGACGAAGTAAGCACCCAAATACGACTGGCTATGATGGTTGCCACCTCTGTGTTTGGTAGGAACGGGATGAAAATAAATGATGTAGGGCAGGGCTTTTATGATAAGATGGGTGGTCGTGCCTCCACATTTAATAATGTAATGACTATAGCCACAAGGGGTGTTCATGAGGCACCTCAGATGTTTTACTCAAACGCAGTAAAGCGTGATGCGTATAAAATACTTGAGCGGGACTATGGTGAGAAGGACGGAAAGCTGGCATTTGAAAGATTGTATAGTGATGCAGTAACCTATCGTGAGTTCGGTAAGGTGTTTGACCAACTTGGTCAGTACTACGGCAAGGGTAATATATCCGGTGCTTATGGTGACGCTAATGTTTTGCTTGAGCTACTAGGAACTCAGTCATTAATGGTTCTTGATAACCCCAAGTCTTCATTTTGGCAGACATTGGCATTGGGTGAGTTCCCAATGGCGTTTCGTGGATTGAATAGAATGTCAGGTAAGGCAACTGGAGCCGCCCTTGCAAATATGTTCAACCAATCCTTCGGTGGAATCATTGAGGCATTTGGTTATAATTTACCAAAGACAAGCAGGATTGCCCGATCCCTAAACAGTACACACTTCCGTACGGAAGAAATGAACTTGAGCCTGCAGGAGCTACTTACACAGGTAGGGCCAAATGGAGAAATGGTAAGTGGCACAAAAATGAATTCCTTCAAAAAGGGCATAAGGAATGTTAAAAATGCCATCGCTCATAGTCGCAGACTAAATCCTGATGGAACCAGGCAGTCCTTTGATGCTTTTACTTTGTTTACTGGATTGTTCCCGTGGGCGAATGGTATAATCAACCACTCCGTAGGCGTAGGTACTGCCATGGCATACGAGGCAGAAATACTTAGGATCGCAAAGTTCATCGAGGAGAAGGGATTGGACATTATGGAGCCAATCGAATTCACCGCAGAGCAGTTAGGGATGAATAACTCCAAGACAGCTGAGATGGTAATTGGTGAGCGTGACGGGTGGAACAATATGAATAATATGCTACTTGAGAATGGCACCTCAAGTATGTCCCGACTTGCTTACGACTTTCTACAACGGAAACAAATCAACCCAGACGCACCAGTATTAGAGCATAATACCGTGTTAATGATGAATCAGGTTGGTATGTCCAATGTGTCTGGTGAAGGATTTAATGCTAAGATTCCACTTTTATATAATAATGGATTAATGCGTTACGCAGGCATTTTCCTCGGTTGGCCAATCTGGAAGATGGCACAGACAAATCGCTTTATAGGTAGGGAGGCAGGAGATGAGCTAGGTACATACATGGCATTCCTTAAGTATCTAGGGTTGGTATCTGCGGTGTATATGCCATTGGGATTATCAGCAGCATTTCTAGTAGATTGGTATGACGAGGAGATCGTAGGTAAGCCAAATAACTTACCTCCGCTTACTCCGTGGGCAATGATGCCGGTATTCGGCCCATTATTCGCAATGAGCAATGAGGAGTCCACAATCTATGCAGTTACCTCTAGGTTGGCACGGGCTGGTAATGTGTATGGTATGGGGTTTGAGGTCGCAAATAGTATGTTTGCAACAGGGGATCCATTTGGTGCGGCAAAAGAATTTTCATTAGACAGTAGGTTGTTCATGTTTAATACATTCCGTAATGTGCGGGATGCTTTAGGCACATGGTACCACCAGGGCGAGGCAGACTACGGGAATGTTATTCGCCCAATGCTTTACGGACTTGGATTAGGTTCAGTAATTCAGCAGATGGATGTAGTATCCAACCTTATGGACTTGGATATAGAGGAGCGTAGAGTAGCTGACTACCTCACTGCAAAGAATCTTATTAAAAAGTCTGCATGGGTGATGGGTCTGCCATTAACACCTCCCGCCAAAGGATACGGAAAGCCATCTCCTGTTTCCGTAAACCTGCGCCAGATGGAGAGGGCAGCCTATGCGAATGATAAAGCAGAATTTTTCAGGCAATACCAAGAAGCAATTTCAGCAGCTAAGGTATACATAGAAGAAAACAAAATCAACACTACTCCAGAGGATTACATTCACGAAAGGTTCAGGCAAAGAAACATAAGGTATGGCATAACTAAAGGTAGGATTTCCGACCAAGATTGGAAAAGAATTCTTGAGATACAGGATGAGGACGATCGAGTTATGTTAGAAAATTACATAGATTTGCATGAATTTTACCTGAACCAAATAGGCACATCTAGGAATACATCAGCCCTTCCTAGTATGTCTCAGTTGCGAAGAATGGCATTACTCGGAGTGCCAATACGATACTAAAATGCCAGTAAAAAAACTGCCCCCAGGAACCACAGAAGTAATTGAGAAGAGCAGAAATGTTCATTTTATAAAGCACCAACTTAAGTCTACCAAGGAAAAGGATGCCTTTTGGGTATTACTTAGCTTTGATAGGCATCATGATAACCCTAAGTCTGATAATGTCATGGAGCTTAGGCACCTTCGCCAAGCTAGGGAAAGAAATGCCATAATCATAGACGGGGGAGATCTGTTTTGTGCCATGCAAGGTAAGTATGACCCAAGATCTGATAAGCGTGATGTAAAGCCTGAACATCAAAAGGGAGACTACCTTGACTCATTGGTGAAAACGGCAGCCGACTTTTACGGCCCGTACGCTGACCTGTTTGCGATCATGGCACCAGGTAATCACGAAACTGCTATATCCAAAAGGCATGAGACTAACTTAACAGAGCGATTAGTTACTATGCTCAATGACAGGCATGGATCAAAAATTCATTTAGGTGGATTTAGTGGATGGGTGAAATTTCAACTACTTTTATCTGGTCAAGCAATGGCGATTAATTTGTGGTACCACCATGGTTACGGAGGAGATGCTCCCGTTACTAAAGGAACCATTCAAACAAGCAGGCAAGCTGTATACCTTCCAGACGCTCATATTGTAGCAACAGGGCATACGCACAACGAGTGGCAGTTCCCTATCCCTCGTATTAGATTAACTAATAAGGGAAAGGTATACCATGATGAGCAACTTCACCTAAAAGTTCCGTCCTATAAAGAAGAATATGTCGATGGGTATGGTGGTTGGCATATCGAAAGGGGAGGGCCTCCCAAACCTACTGGTGCTGTATGGCTTAAGATAAGTTGCCGTAAGTCCAGTAAGGATGGGGTGGATATATGCGATCCAATTATCGAGGCAATACGAGCTAAATAGTTTGCCAAAGTGTTACACGAAACATTAAGTTACAATATGCACAAACATATCATTTGTAACCATGACCTCGGGCTTTTTATTGTTATATATAGCAACAGTCCAGAAATTGACCTGGTAGAGGCAATGGATGAAATGATTAAAAGACAGCTATGCCATGCCTGAGAAGGGATACAGAAAACCGGGTGCAAAAAAGAGGAGCGTATACCAACGCAAATACAACAGTAAGCCCGAGCAAATAAAAAATAGGTCTAACCGAAATAAGGCTAGGCGTAAGATCAAATGCCCTAAGGGTAAGGATGTGCATCACAAGGATGGCAATCCAAGAAATAATAGCAGATCAAATTTGACCTGCTCCTCGGTAAGGAAAAACAGGAGCAAGAATAGGCATAAGACAAGATGAGCGTAGACGAAGAGGAGGATGCAAAAAGAAAATGCACCCATGAGGTCAAGGCTCTATTTCATAGGTGGGAAGAAGAATCCGACCTTGATTCCAATGAAATACTTGAGTGCGTAAGCGAGGCGATAGACGAATACTACGAGGAGGAGGAAGTTGAATTCGAGTCTGAGATTGATTTGGGTGATGAGGAATGACTATTCCATTTACTCAGATAAATTTAAGCGGGAAGTAAATCTCGCCCATCGAAGGTTTTTTATCAAGCGTGGGATTGATCCTGACAATCTTCCTCAGCACCTTAGATCCTGGAGCCTTGGTGATCGTATAGCTGCGTCGTGCTCTCAGAGGAATGTCCAACCCAAACCGCAATCTGCTCCAAAGTCTTTCCTGCTTCGCGACATCTTGAAACAAATGAGTGACGAAGGCAGTGAAAAGATTTGCCACTAATCCCGATTCGCCCGAGCATCCTTCCGTAATATACGGATAGTTTTGCTCGCTTTGTTGGGTCTTTATCGATCATCATTTGCTCAGGAAACACATAGGTTTCGCTCGTCTTTTCTTTAGATAACTTCTCAAGCATCCGCAGAACTGCACCTCGTCCAACAAGTGGATGAGTAAGTGGTATGCAAATACGAGCATCCGTTTTTTTGGTATGCACAATTAAAGTCTTACTTTCAAAATCAACAGAGTCCCACTCAAGTCTTGCAATGTCAGAAAGCCTCATACCTGTCCACCAAGCTAATGCCGTTGCCTCCATAAAGAAATGATCACCTTGTGCAATAATCTGATTGTACTCCTCCTTGGTAAAAGGCTTCCTTGGTACCTTCTCCTTTTGCTTGTGAGTTAGCTTACCTTTATCGACTGCAACTAGCTTGGTGGGGTTTGTGATAGTGTAACCCTTAGCGATTGCAAACTGATACAAAGAACGCAAGGCAGAGTGTCGCTGTTCGCGACTCCCTGCCTTTGTATCTCCGCTCTGGTTGATGTAATTCGCCACCATCTCCTTGGTTACCCCATGAAGATGAGCGACCCCCGCAAAGTCTATAAACGCACGAATCAATGATTCTTGTGTATAAATTGTATTACCTGATTGAGCTAAGTCAGACTTGTATCTTTTCCACTCAATAATTAACTCGGATAGCTTGATCTTCCTATCTGCAACGATCATGGAAATTGCCTCTCGTTGCAACGCACCCGCACGGGCTGCCATCTCAAGCTCTTGTATTTTTGCATCCTTGCACAACTGTTTAGCTGTGCTTAAATTTTTAGTTTCAAGCGACTTTCTTTTCCGCTTTCCACCGGCAGACATGAAGGATACATAGTATATCCCTGTCTTTTCTTTATAAATTTTCACATGTTACACCTACTAAAGTGTAACACTATGTGTCAAATCATTTCACAATAGGGCAGGTTTTTGGTCATCATACGGATTTGCTGCCCGTACTCGCATTATCCCTTCTCGCTGTGTCCGAAGACACCTTCAGGTGCATGCCCAAAGTGAAAAGCCATACACCCTTCTACTAAAGGTTAAGAAAGCGAGTCTCAATGAACCCTATGTGAATGAATATGATACAATAAATATCGTGTAACTTTTATGCTAAAGCAAGTGTGGTCTGTACATTGTTATGTACGATTTTGTTTCCGAATTCTTTTGCTGATTTAATTCTGTCTGTACGCTTACGCACCACACCATTGAGTCTGTTGGTGAAGTCGTATGCGAATGAGTCTGCTGAGTAGATACGATCTTTGATCTTGTCGGACTTGAGACCGGTGGTCTTGTACCCAAACAGGTGTATTCGCACATCGTGGCTATTGATGAACTCCCATGGCAAGGTGTCAAGTATTTGACTTACCACCTCTGGGTTCTTGTTACGCTTACAGGTGGATCCAATTCCTACCCATCGTGGTTGGTTATGATTCCAACCAAAAGCCTCAACAGTTTTACCCTTCCTACCTAACTGTCGGTTGACCGCACATAACCTGTGCCAATGCTCAATGTAGTCCTCGACTTCCCATCCTTGAAGTACAGGCATGACTGGAACCTTAAGGCCTTGTCGCTCGGCTTCTATTACAATCTGCTTATACCTTTCCACGCTTTTGCGTTGATGTATCCTCACTGATGCTTCCTTACCTTTGTTCCTTAGCATCCTTATGACATCAGGCTCACACATATAGTCTTGTGTTACGATGCAAGCAAGATCACCGCAGTCCTGAAAGCGTACGGCAATGCGTACATATTCTTCGGGCGACATAATAAAGTCCCCGTACTTTGTGACTTGGGAGAATGCTCCCGAGTCCATCATCCAACGACCCACACGGATCGGAGCCTTGCGTACTTGCAAGACTCCATTGTTGATCCGTACCAAAGCGTTTGCCGAGATCATGGCATTCACTTTGTGGGCTCGCTGGAAGTCATCTGTTCCAACGAAGTATTCCTTCATGATGCTTGGTGCCAGTCACACTTCGTGCATTGCACAAAGTTATTCTTAATTAACTCACCTGAGTCGGAGAAGAACACGCCTTCACCTTCAGCGGGAGCATTGCACGCAGGGCAATCCATTGTGTAATTATCTGTGTGGGTTTCCCTCGGTCTATCCTTGTACATTTGCTTAACGAACAGGTTCTCGATCTCCTCTTTGGTTGCTGGCTTTGGTTTCATAGTATCCTCCCTGCTAGTTCGTTTACCAGGTACACAACTGCATCCTCCTTGCTCATGTCTTGGATATTACATATCTCACGCTCCGTATCGTCCGATGACTTGCCTTCCTTTTTGGACAACATTCGGTAGGCATCCTTCCATGCTGTGGTGTTTGTCCAACTCTCAAACTCATCAATAAGCTTGTGCAGATCCTTCTCCGTCAGGTGCTTGTATGGCAGGAGATCACGAGCGGATCCCTCAAGGTAGATCGGCCCTCCTGTTCCGTCATTCCATATCTCAATGCCATCGACATTGGTTTTTACCTCATACCCTGTACCCCTGCGGGTCTCAAAGTATCGTACGCTTGTTACTTTTAAGTCACTCATTTATCTGCCTCCAAGTTTTCTTGGTTATCGTCCTTCACTACAGTGATGCACTCTCCACCCCACCCAGCTGCGAGTTCCATGCCCTCACGCTTGAGCTTCCGCTCATCAGTCTCCTCGGACACGAATGTAGTGGAAAAGATTTCGCCTGCCTCTATGCAGGTTGCTATATATCTAACTTTCATATTATTTACCTCCTTAGTGTTATTTCGTTGTTGGTTTCTATCCAGACTCTGGCTCCACAACTTAGTGGCTTGTCTGGAGAGTAGATTACTTTGCACGCCTCATTACCTTCCTTATCTAGTATGGATACGGAATGGGCGTACTGATTGTCCTTGTAGGTCTTACAAGTAATTACAGGATCACAGGTGCCATTCTTGGTGTTAGCACGAATCCTGTGCTGATTGATGTGGATTATTCGTTTCATTTAAACCACCTCCCTGGAGTAATACATTGGTTACCATAGTCCGTTAGCCTCCAGTACTCTGACGGTACCTGCGTATCAGTTTGGGCACGCTCAATTATGTCGTGCGAATCATCCTCGTAGGGATCTGCAGTGAACAGATCGGTAATGCTTGCATTTTTGTAAGCCTCAGACTTACGCAGATTATTAATCAAGTTATCAAGATTTGAGTCGTGGATGACTCCATCATTATTGGCGCAATGATCTGCAATCTTCCTGATTAGTTTATCCTTACCGAATACTCCTATATTATTTGTTGTCATGTTACTTATCCTTTCGTGTTACAGTTCAGACTCATGAGTGAGTCCATGTGGTGTGCGACGGAACCCTTGGCACTCTAGTGTTTCGTATAGCCTATCCCAGCAATGCTTGAATAGACGGACACTTGTGGTCACACATCCCACATCATTCACCCAGTAGTCAGCGATGTATCTACGCAGATCTTCTGCGTCTACCTCATCATTCATTATATCCCACTTAATGCCCAGTTCCTCTGCATCCTCATGCCCGTCTGCTTTCTTTACTATATGAGGGGCAATCTCATCTAATTGCTCGTCCGTGCAGTTGGTAATATACTCACGGATTATTTTTTCTAGTTCACTTTGTTCAGTACTCACTGTTCATCCTTTCTATGTATTCGTCATGCCTATTTGATGCTGCGACCTCCATTGCGGTCTCCTCCCAGTCATCAGTAAGTATGTCTTGGTTATTGTTGTAATGTTTTTCTAGGGCTGTCCTTAGTTCTTTCAGGATTGCCTCATCGGTGACACTCTCGTCATCCTCGTCCCATACTTCTTTGAGTATAATATTTATATCCTCAGCATGTGAGTCGAATGGTTGCGAACCCCAGTCACCTTTATCTCCGGGTACATAAGTGAATTCAACTTTACCGCTACAAGCGTAAGTGTATCCCCTTAGTTCAATAGGTTCATATTCATATTCGTATGACATTGTTACTTATCCTTTCGTGTTACATTTTGCTACAGTTAGAACAGTCCCGAGTGGTAGGTCTGAGTTAAGACCCTCCTGAACCAGTACATCCTGCTTCTGTCTCAGACTATTAACTGTTGTCTTTGGCTGATACTTGTTCGTGAAGCTAATCACATTGTTTGGCTCTGCTACTTTATGCGCCATCAGAATAGCTCTCCCCATTTCGATCCACTCCTGAATCTCCTTGCGTGCAGACGCTGGGATTTGAGTACTCTTCACAGAAATCACGGGGGCTGCAGTGAATGCCTGCTTAGCAAACTCAGGGGCATATTTCTTAATCGCAAGGAACTTATCCTTATCAATGGCACGATATGCGTCCTTTACGCTGACCCGCACCTGCCTTGCACCAAGTTGGTAGATGACCGCACTTGGCAAGAAGCTTAGGTTATCTATGGTCTCAAGGGCATGCTTTGTGAGCCTTGACTTTTGGCAAGCCTTCTTCTGCTTGGCTTCCAGGTCTTTCGAGTGCAAGTGCTTCGCAACGATTTGCGCCAAGAAGTCGGTATGCACTCCATTTTTATCTGTGTCTTCTGGCAATTTTATAACATGCAAAGAATCATCCGATTTGGTTGTAGCCATCTCGGGTGATGAATCCTCCATATCCCATTCATCATCTGCCACTTCTGTTTCTATTACTTTTGTTGTCATGATTATTATCCTCCTAGTTGTAGGTTACCGCCACCTCCTGATCAATGAAGGTGTACGCGTGTTTAGTTATATAGAATTTAAGAACTTCGACCTTGGTCTCCACACCGGGTAGTATGAACTTATCTGTTTCATATTCATCCTCCCAGTCTAGCTGAACGAAGCTCCATGTTTTGTTTAGATTTGCATCTTGCGGAACAGAGTCATGCTCCTCGTATGGGCCGAACGTGTCTTCCCATTCTGCGAAAGACATACGCTTCATAGGCGTACCCCCCTGCAGTCTATTAGTTTATTCTTGAGTATCGGCCAGTACTTCTCCTCAAGGTCATACTCAGCAAGCAAGCCTCCGTGATCCTTCCAGTCGAACAAGTGTTCAGCTAGAAGCTCACTTGGTTCCATGGTCTTAGTTTTCCTTGGCACACGCTTTCCGTGCATAACGGTCATAGCTGCATCCTCCTTACGAACTAACTTGTCATAGACCAGCTCCTCAATGGTGTCCTTGATTAGTATGCAGTAGATATTTACATCTACCTTAGAGTTTAGTCGATATACACGACCCAGTGCTTGATTGAACTTACCATAAGACCAGTCAAGGCTTGCAATAATTAGGTTAGGGCATTGATCCCAAGATAATGCTTGGGCACACCCGATACTTAGTAGCATCACTTGTGTTTCTTGTTTAATGAAGTCAACTGACTCCTTGTTTTTATTCTTTGTCTCCCCGCTGATTCTCGAGTGCTTAATGCTTGCTGATGAT